CATTCATTTCCATACCATAAGTAGTGACATATTCAAATGCTTTTGTCTTTGCCACTTCTTCATTTCTACAAATATAAACTGTAGTTCCATCTTCAACTATACAAACTGTCCATACTGTTTCCATTTTATTTCTCCTATCAATAATTGTTAATAAATTTTTACTTCTCCAATCAAGCATACAATTACTTGACGCAATGCGCTTCACTGTATGCTTTGTTGAAAAAATAAATCAATATATTTTCAAGTTAGTTATGATTACTTTGAATCCTAGGAAGTTTACTTTAGTACATTTTCAACTATGTTGTTTCTTGTTTTATTTTAAGACATGCCCATTTATATACAACTAATTATAATTACTTGAACCGCAAAGTTTTCATTATAAAAAGCCTTATAATATAGTTTAGCTAATTAACCCGCAAAGGCTTCACTAAAAAATACTGTATAATGTTTCATATCCTAAAACTATTTTAAGAATGCTTCATTTTATCATAACCCTTTTTTTATTTCCTTAAGTTCCCTTGGTTCCAAATTATAAAATGTGTCTATCTTATAACTCCCAACAAGGTCTTGATTGAAATCTCATATTTAATTGTCAAAGAATTTCTAAATGCGTTATTTATTACTTAATAAATATAGCTTCATTATATAGATTAAAAAAATAATGTAAAGAAAAAAATGATATAAAATACCGATTTTTATAATTATTTTTAACCTTTAAAAAAATATAGTAATTTCAATAGGTTATAAACCCATATTTTAGTCAAAAACCCTAAAAATACGGTTATTTTCAATATTTTAGGGTTTTTATGTCATTTTAAGAGCATTAAAAACAGCTATAAATTATGTATAAATTTAAGCTGTTTTTTACCGAATAAATCAGGGTCTTTTGCATGATCTTTTTTCTCAATCTCAATAAATAAAACTTCGTTTGAAAAGAATATAGATTTTATTTCTGATGCTAATTGTTCTGCATTTCTTTTTGCATCGATATCTAATAGAACAATGATTTTACAGGTGGATTTTATAACAGATTTTATTTTTAAAAGTAAACTTGTACTGCATTTATTTGTAAGTAAAGCAATGGCATTTTTACCAACTCTCCACTTATCAGTTACTCCTTCAACAATATAAATTTTATCTGCATTTTTAATCTCATCAAAGCCATAAACAAGATCACTTTTATTTACTAATGCAATTTCATTTGGACAAAAAACATATTTTAATTTTGAGGTTCCTAATAAGTCAACAGCAATAAATGATACGAGTTTTTTATACATAAATATAGGTAGGATCATATGGTAGGCATACTTTCCCATCCTGCAATATCCTGCTTGATATTTCTGAGCATATTGCAGTGGGAATTTTCTTCTTTTAAAATACTTTTTAACTGATAAAGGCTCCTCTCCTTTTATTATTTTTTTAAATTCTCTTGGTAAAATATTATCATTTTTTTCTATTTCAATAATTGGATCTTTTTCTTCATCTTCATAAAAGAAAGTATCTTTTTGAAATAAAGGAAGTATCTCTTTTGCTTTTTTAAAGTCAATACCATCAACTTCTTTTATTAAGGAAAGGACGGAACCAGATGTCTTACATTTGAAACAACTAAAAGTATTTTCTTTTAATCTAATCCCTAAGTGATTTCCACTATCAGGACAAAACATACATTGAATTCCAATCCATCCTTTCCCTACATTTTTACCTGATTCAGTTACTGCAATATTTCTACTTTCTAAATAACTGATAACATCAAAATTTCTCATTAACTTTTTTATATTTTCCATGATATTCCTTTATTAATTACCAAGCCATTTTTTATCGTAGTAATAACAAATTCTTTTCATTGAATGACGCATAAAATCATTATGCGTTTCTGCATCAATTACATCAATAAGAGTTACCTCCTTTTTATCTTCTGTAGTTCTCATACCTCTACCAAACTTTTGAATTACAGCTTTTTCTGATTGTCCTCCTACAGCATTAATTATACAGTTAACACTTTTAACATTAACACCTTCAACCCAAACTCTTGTAGCTATAACAAAAGGCAATTCTCTTTTCTCAAATTTTTGTCTCATACTTTCAATAAAGTTTTCTTTTGCTGATTCACTCAGCCCTTCAAATTTATCTTTTACTTTTCTTACTTTTTCATTAAATTTTTTCTTATCAAAAGTAGGAGTAAGATCAAGAGTGACTTCAGACTTTTCTTCCTCTAACCGCAACCATTTCTTTTTTGTTTTTCTTAATTGTTCTTTTATTTCTTTATTGCTTTTGCCGTGTAGAAAGATACCTCTATTTTTACCAATAAGAATATTTGCAAATTTCATTAACTCTTTACCATGCTCAATTCTTTCAACCAATATCAATACTGTATTACCTTTATTAATTTGATTTAATGTTTCCTGCATGATTAAAGCATTTCTACCCTTAAATTTTACTATGCCTAAATCATATCGTTCAAGGTATGTTCCTCTCATAGTTTTTATTTTTTTATTTTCAGGAGCCATTATTAATTTTAATTTTGGCTTTGCTAATATTCCAGCTTCAATATGATCTTCAAATTCTATTTTGTTTATTACTTTACCAATCAGCCCTTCAAGAATAAGTTTTTGCCCTTCTTCTGTTGGAGGTGTAGCTGTTAATCCAAATCTATAAGGGGCGTGAATTTTATCAAATACTTTTGCATATATTCCATTTAAGTTTGCACTATGGTGGCATTCGTCGCAAATAATCATACCAAATTGATTCTTATCTAATTTAACATTTTTTAATGTTTGTATCATTGCAACATTATATTGTTTTATATCCTTTATTCCCGCACCTATTCTTCCTACTTTATTTTTTCCAAAGAAATTGCAAAACTCTTTATACGTCTGATCAAATAAAGCAGTAGTATGTACAATGAATAATGAAGGTTCTTTTATTGAGCTTATTAACCCACCACCTAATACTGTTTTACCACCACCAGTAGGTTCAACATGAAGTCCTCTTTTATTCTCTAATAACTTTTTAATATTTTCTTTTTGATTATCCCTTAAAATAATTCCTTTTAATTTTGGTTCTATAATTTTTATCTTGTCTTCATGTATTCCTGTTGTTTTATATTTGATTTTTTTATAATCTAAATATTCTTTGACCCTTGGGATAAGCCCTGTAAGGAACATTCCAGTTTTGCTTATTAAATATTTTTTATTTACCTTTCTTATTTTAACAGTATGTCCTTTCATAAATTTTGGAATAAATATTTCTTCATTATAAGACAATATTGGTTTTAATATTTCTGGATCACCAGAAAACTGACTAACAACAGGATTTAATATTTTAATTATTATTTCTTTCATTTTATTTTGTCCTTATGCGTATGGAAAGTCATCATCACCCTCCATATCTAAATATTCTGAATTATCAGAATTAGTTTCTAATTCAGGAGCCTTTATTTTCTTTGAATCTAATACAACCTGACCAACATCTAATTGTTGTAATACTTTCGCTTGCATTGATGTAGCATACTTTTTATGTCTATGTATTAATGCACTATATCTAATTATCCCCGCTTTTCTTTCTTCTTCCGTTTGATTAATGCCACAAAGAATATCAACATGACCAAGTAATCTTATATCCTCTGGCATATCTGTCGCATTCATATTTAACTTCTCTAATGTTTCCCTTCTTCCTTGATGCCCAGAAACAACAATCATCTTTCTTTCTTGTGCTAATGCTTTTAATTCCATGCCTGTTATATTATATCTTTCACGAATATCTTTTATTTGTTGATTCATAATTCCAACATAATCAAAGAACGCTGCATGAGGATAAAAATTATGATATGCTCCCATAGCATCTAAATGTGCCTTTGCATCTCTTACACCAGCACTTCCCATAGGATAATTCTTTACTATTAAATTACCTTTTGCAAATTTATTAAATTTTGAAATACTTTGTTTAATATTTCTTGGAGTCATAACAGGTCTTGTTTTCTTTTTATACTTTACTACATTTCCTTTATCATCTGCAAAATAAGGAAACTCAAGTTTCTGAGCTTCGCCATCAATAAGAAATGCAGTTATCATTGACCACGCTCTCATTGTCCAATCTTCATCTTCACCTTCAAAAGAATAAAAGACAACATCTAATCCTTGCATAACCATTTGTAGTGCAGCCCATATTAATGCCCATGTCTTACCTCTTTTTTGTGGTCCCATGAATAAAATAAACCAACTACTTTTAATTGGTCCAATTATTTCATCAAGAGCTTCAATACCAAGTTCTGCTTTTACTCTTATTTCTTCCCGCTTAAAAACTTCATCAACCCATGCCTCTGTAAATGGATTAAAACCAAGATCAAACATTGTTGGAATTGTTCTATTCTCTAACCATAACTTTTCTGCTTCTTCTACTTTCCCTTTGTCTAAAAGTTTTTCAATTTTAATAATCCCCTTTTTCATTTTTTGAGTTTTGAAAAATCTTAAACTATTTTCAAAAACAAATTCTTCATTAAATCCTTTCTTCTCATATTCTTGACTTAATCCTTCAAGAAATATTGTTACCCATTCTCTGTCTTCAGTTGATAATGATTTTTTATTTTCTTCATAAATATCTTGAATCATCGCCTTTGGTGCTCTACCAAATTTTTCAAAATAAGTAAAAACCCAATTAGCAATTGTTGCAGATATTCTTGTTTCAAAATAATTATAGTCAATAATGGGATGAATTTTTTTAAGAAAAGATGAAGACATGATAATTGCAATAAGTAATTGCCTTTCAGCATTAGCTTCAATTTTTTTAACTTTCATCTTTTAATCCTTTTAAAATTATTTTTCTTTTTTGATATTGACTCTTCCTTAAATTCAGATAAATTTTTTGGTTTGAATGAAGGGCATCTTTTTAAATCATCCATAAACGAATGCATTCCTAATGAATTAGTATCATATACTGATACACATTTTAGATTAGTTAATTTGCAAATAATATTTATTCCATCCTTGTTTACTATTTCCATATTTTTACAAGGCATATCAGAATTTTTCATATTGGTTTTATATCTCATTATTTTCTCCCAAATGCCGTTTGAATATTATAACTAGTTATTTCTTTTCTACCAATAATTTTTATCCTTCTTACATCTTTCTTAAATCTTCCTCTTTTTACATATTCCATTTTTTCAATAGAATATCCTTCCGTTAATAATCTTAATTGAATATCATCTTTTTCTTTTGAATCTGCATTAATTATTATCTTTTCATAGTATCTTCTTTTCTCAACTTTATTTCCCACTTTCTCTCCTTATTATATGAGTTATTGATGTATGTTTAAAACTGATTTGAAGCTATCAAACTAAGCTGTGGCTGCGTTTTTATACTAAAAACATATATTCATAGGGGTTTTAAAATAGAGCTAATAAATAAACTTCAAATATTAGCTCTATTTTTTATAATTTATCTAATCAAAACTTGGTTAAATCTTGCTTTTCTTTTTCACATAATTCACATGGTGAAGGTTTTGGTTTCTTCTCAATATATATTTTCTTTTCCACTATTTTTACTGGGGGAGTTACAAGTTCAAATCCATTACATATTTCCCATAATTCATTTGACCCATTAATCTGTTTTACTGTCTCCTTTATTCCTTTACATAATACTGCCATTTCTGCTTGATGCTTTTCTGTTATCTGTTTCCGATCAGCAACATATGCGTTTTGTATATTATTTATCTCCATTGTGTGTATGCTTTGTTTACGTTCATTTTCCGCACTAAGAGAAAGTATCTGAGCATCCAAATAATTCTTTTCAGAAACTAATTTATTTGTTTCATACTCAATAGCTTTATCTGTAACCCCTGTAAATAATGGAATAGTCACCCTTACTCCAAATTCCCAAGAATCTCTATAATTATATCTATTCATTCCAGCATAGCCTGAAATATTAGGAACTGATTTTCTTACTGAACCAACTTGAATTGAGGTATCATATGAATCCAATTTTTCTGAATTAAAATAAGAACTGGAAAAAGAATTGCCTGCATTAATATCACCCATAGATACATCAGAAATTGAATCACCCACAGAATTATTATTTTCATTATTACTAGTTGAGGATGAAAGTGTATCACCAATTGAACTTACTGAATCACCAGAAGTGGCAGAAACATCTCCTACTGAAGCTTCACTAATATTATCTCCTATTTCAACATTGTTTACAGCTGCACTAAGAGAATCTCCGGTATAAGAATTAATTGTAGGACTAACATTAATAGCATTAACATTTGCATTAGAAATATCATTTTTTGTGTAGGCTGATCCCCCTTGCCCTCCAGAACCCCCAAATGCTGTATTAATATTTGCATTATTATTTTCAGAATTTACTCCCACACCAACAATCGCATTAGCATTTGATTCTGAATTAGATAATGACATTGAATTTGAATCAGCATTGGCAATACCAGTGCCTATACCAATACCAATTCCTGTTGCTTCCTGCTGTTGTCCCTGAATCTGTCCTTGCTCCTGTGTCTGTTCTTGTGTTTGTTCTTGTTTGCATTCTTTTGGATCAGGACTGGCACATGCCCATATTTGATAACTCATAAAAAACATTACTATTACAAAAAAATAAATACTTTTTTTCATTTTTAATCTCCTTAATAAATTGTTAAATTGTTAGTTAATAAAATAATAAATTCTTTTAAATGAATTAAGAAAAACCTCCCTTTTAAATATTTTTTGTTGCTTAAAGTATTTTTTTAAATCAGATACTTTTTTTGTCATTAAAGGTTTATAATACTTTTCAAATTCCGGTTTATAAATAAGGTAAGGAAAAACTGAATAATATTTATCTCCTTCTTGTTCAATAATAATAATAGAAACTTTGTTTCCTAAATCTTGTTGAAGCCTAACAATTGTTCCTTTTCCTGTACCAATCATTTGCATGTAGTACATAATTACCTCGGTTTATTTAAGTTAATATATTTTGGCAAAATTTCGTTGAAAGTGTAATTACTACATAAATGACCAATACCAAATCCAAAATTTTTATAATGCTTTTTTAACGAAGTTATTAATGCACGAATGAAATCATCAATAGTTGCTCCTGACTTAAAATCAAGATAATTTAATTTTCGATTTCCTATAAAAAATCTTGTTAATCTTTTTGCTGCCAAGTCCAATTGATCTTCTTGAATCTTCGTAAATCGTACTCTTTTTTCTCCTAAAACATGCTCTTTATATGCCTCTGTAAGCTTCTTTTTTACTATCAAAAATTGTTTAGAATTTCCTCTTTTTTTCTTAAAAGATTTTAATTTTTCAGGGTCTTTTATAATCTTAAAATAATTAATTTTTGTTTTAAAATCTCCCTTAAAAAAAGATACAATTGATACCTTGCCTTTCATTGGAGGATCAATGATACCGTCAAGAATCAGTCTTGAGTATATCAATAAACTATGTTTAATTCCTCCTGATATAAAAGGCAAATAATCTACTTTTTTTATTGAAAAAATCCTATCAAGAAAAATCAAAATACTTTTAATTCCTTTTCCTTCAAATCCATGTTTTGTAAAGTAAGGATTTATTTTTGCAATTCGATTCCAATATTTTATTATTTCAAAAGATTCTTCTTTATGATTTCCAATAGTCAAAGACTTTTTTAAAACTTGTTTTTTCTTTTTATTCTTTTTTTCTTTTTTCAAAGAATTTATTTTATATTCTGTTTTTATCATTTTTTTTAAAAGAACATTCATTTTATTCTCTCAATCTCATTTTATTTAATAAAAAATGAATTTTTAAAAAAGTAAAATATCAAGTGGTTTTACCGCTTAATGTATTAATTATTTTATATTTATAATATATATATTTATATATATATTATTAATATTAAAAATAATATAATATATAAAAAAATTTATATTTAATAGCTTTTTTTAATGTACTTAAAAAAATAACTTTTAAATATTCCACAATTAAATTTATTTTGAAATTTTCTGTCTTGTAAATTTTGTTAAGAAAATTCCAAGTTGAATCTTTGCCAATTGTTTTCCATCTTTTGCATTTCTCACATAAGTTTTATTTGAAAATCCAGGAAGCAACGAAGTAAGAATCCAACGATGTGGGATTTCAATTTCTTGATACAGGGTAAAAAAAGGAATAAGCTCAATTGCTCCGTATTCCGTACTTACAATTTTTTCTCCTTTTCTTTTTACAAAGTCACGATCTGCATCTGTCCACTGAATTGGTTTAAATTTAAGGCTCTTTGTGATAAGTGCTTTTTTCATGTTATTCCCTTTCATGTTTAAAAAAAATTAATGTTTTTAATAGTTTCGCTAATACTTTCATTATAATATTTTTTTGAGTGAGGATGAAAAAATAAATTATTTTTTTAAAAAAGCTAATAAATTTAATGGTTTATAAAATGAATTAAAATATTTTTTATACCTTAAGAAAAAATTTGATATAATATAAATAATTGCGGATGATGTTTTATTCGCATTTTTACATAAACCAGCTTTTTTAAAAAGAAAGGAGGTGATGTGTAAATAAAAGAAACAAACCCAAATATTGAATTTTCCCCAGTTTGACAGAAAACCTTTGTTACTAATTTATCCTGATGCAGGATTGGCTAAAAGAAGCCGGTACTTTTTCTTAATTCAAAATAATTAATCATTGCCACTTTTAAAACTGATAAAGTAATTTCAGTTTCGATTAATTAGTTGACTGCCTTAGAAAAAGAACCAGTAACAAAGGTTTTCAATTTTACAAGGAGGTCTTTTTAATGAGAGGAACAGTAGCAAAGAAAATACGAAAGATGATTTATGGTGATATTAGTTTGAGAAAACCAAGAACATATTCAAGTGCACAAGGTGGAAAGTTAAAAAAGTATTATACATTTATGAAAAAGATGAGTAAGTATGCGGCAAAACCAATTAAAAGGTATTTTTCAATTTTCACAGGAACTGCAAAGAATACCGGAGAAAGAGCAAGATATCAAACAGCAAAGAAAGAATATAAAAGACATCAATTAGTTTTGTCATGATAGGAGATTTTTATGTCTACAGATAAAAAAGAAAAGGCACTATTTCCAAGTTCAAAAGATTTATTTGAAGGACTTTCTAAAGTTGCTAGTACCAATCCATTTAGTTGCATCACTAAACAAAAAGAAGATTTGCAAGTAAAAGAAGATGAAAAGGAAATAAAGGATGAAGGAATAAGGGAAGAAGGAGATTATTGGTTATGATATTAGTAAAACCAAGTTTTCAAATTTTAGCAATAATGGAACCACAGCCATTTGCAAGTCCTTTAGAATTAATTGAATTAGCCGGAAGAACTTGTTATAAGTCTGAAGAAATGATTTCCAATGATTCATCAAAGAAATTTGTAAAAGGAATTATGAAAAGAGGGCATGAATCAGTTATTGAGCACTCTGCAATGACAGTTAAATTTATTTGTGATCGTGGAGTTACTCATGAATTAGTTCGACATAGACTTTGCTCATTTAGCCAGGAAAGTCAGAGGTATGTTGGATATAAGTTTGGTTGTACTTTTGTTATTCCGCCATGGGTAGATTTAGTTCCTGGAGAATATTTTTTTAATTATGATCCAAACCAAGAATGGAATATAGAACAATGGCAATGGTTCAGAGCAATGATATTTGCTGAAAACACTTATAAGTGTTTAATAGAAAAATGGACACCTCAGCAAGCCAGATCAGTATTACCAAATTCTACAAAAACTGAAATTGTAGTAACAGCAAACTTCCGTGAATGGAAACATATTTTTAATTTACGATGTTCTAAGGCTGCTCATCCTCAGATGAGGGAAATAATGATTCCATTATTAAAAGAATGTCAAAAACAAATCCCTGTAATTTTTGATAATATTACTTATGAGGAATAATTTAAAATGGAATTTAATAAAAGTGGTTCAAAGTATTTAAGAATTATTTGTTGTCCAATTGATAATAAGATTGATGTTTATTCAGTATTAGAATCATTTAAAGTTATTTGTCCTGCAAGACAGCATGCAATTAAAAAATTACTTTGTTCTGGATTAAGAGGGAAGGCAAATGTTATTCAAGATTTAAAAGAAGCTAGGGATGCAATAGATAGAGCAATTCAGATGGAAGAAAGTAGAAAGCCTGAAGAAGTGGATTAAAAAATGGAAAAGTATGAATATATTTTAGTTGAATATCGGGATTTTGGTTATGGTAAAAATATCCCATTAAAATATTTTCCTAAAAAAAAGAGAAGAGGAAAATTATCAACATATAAACCAGAGTATGCAAAGGTGGCTTTAATTTGTTGTAGGGACTTAGGTGCAACATTTGAGAATTTAGCAAAGATATTTAGCACAACAAGAAATACAATTTACCGTTGGTTATCACAACAACCAGAATTTGAAGAAGCTATAAGAAACGGTACAGACTTCTATGATAAACATAGAGTAGAAAAGACTTTGATTGCAAGAGCATTAGGAATGGAGTATGAAGAAGTAAAAGAGGAAACAGTCAAGGTATTGGACAAATATGCAAACAAGGCCATTATTCCTGCAACTAAAATTACTCGAACTAAAAAATTTGTACCTGGCGATCCTTCATGTTTATTTTTCTATTTACAGAATAGGGATTCTAATAGATGGAAGAATACAAAATATTTACAGTTATCAGGAGAGATACAGACAAAGAATGAAACAACTGTAAAGATGGAACAATTAAGAAAGATGGATAAACAAGATTTATTTAAGTTAAAAGAAATTTATGAAAAAGCGAAAATCCCATTAAAGAGGAGCTTAGAAGTATAATGAATACTTTAATAAATATAATAATTTTCTTACCAGTATTAGCAGCTTGTATTCTTGTAATTTATGGTGTTTTTAAATTAGATTATTTAAATGAAAAAGATAAAGAAGAGGAAAGAAAACTTAAGGAGTAAATCATGATTAATCTTATCGCCTACATTTTGTATTTAATTTTTTCAGTCTTTGTTTTATTTTTTGAAATTTTTTTATTTCTTTTCATCTGTGTAGTAGATTTATTTATTGCAATAAAAGAATTTTTTATAAAACATATTTGGAATAATGATAGGTTGGAATAAAATGAAAAATAAAATAGGGAATCTTAAAAAAGAAATTAATAAACATAATCATCTTTATCATACTTTAAATAAGCCTGAAATATCTGATGCTGAATATGATAAGTTATTTTTGAAGTTAAAAAAACTTGAAGAAAAATATCCTGAGTTGATTACATCCGATTCACCTACTCAATATGTTGGTTTTAAAAGTAATAAAGCATTTTCACCAGTTAAGCATACTATTCCCATGTTAAGTATTGAAAATGCTTTTACAGATGATGATATAAGAAAGTTTGATTCTTCATTAAGAAAGTTGAATAATGGAAAACAGATTGAGTATGTAGTTGAGCCTAAGATTGATGGATTAGCGGTTGAGTTAGTTTATAAAAAAGGAATATTAGTAAAGGCATCAACAAGAGGTGATGGATATATTGGTGAAGATGTTACTGAAAATGTAAAGACAATAAAAGATGTTCCTTTAAGATTAGGTGAACCAAGAAACATAGAAGTTCGTGGTGAAGTTTTTATAACTAAAAAAGCTTTTAATAAATTAAATGAGAACATTAAAACACCTTTTGCTAATCCAAGAAATGCTGCTGTTGGTTCATTACGGCAGTTAGATTCAAAAGTAACTGCTAGTAGATCATTATCAATGGTATGTTATGGTGTTGGTCAAAATGATTTATCAGTTACAAATTATAAAAAATTATTAAATCATTTATCATGGTTGGGAATCCCTACTAGTGAAAAAGCATTATCAAAAGAGATATGTATTTGTTATACTATTGAAGAGGTAATTGGACAGTGTAATTGGTTTGAAAATAATAGAGATAAAATTCCTTTTGAAATTGATGGTGCAGTAATAAAAGTAAATAGTTTAAAATTACAAGAAAAGTTTGGATTAAAAACAAGATCACCAAGATGGTGTTTAGCAAAGAAATTTCAATCACAACAAGAACAAACAAAATTATTGGATATAGAAATTCAGGTAGGAAGAACAGGAGTAGTAACCCCTGTAGCAATATTAAAGCCTGTGTTGGTAAGTGGAGTTACAATTAGTAAAGCAACACTTCATAACCAAGATGAAATAAAAAAGAAAGATATAAGAATTGGTGATACTGTAATAGTTCAAAGGGCAGGTGAGGTTATTCCTGAAGTAGTAGGGAGCGTAAAAGAAAAAAGAACAGGGAAAGAAAAGAAATTTAGAATATCAATGATTTGTCCTTCCTGCGGAGAGTTTCTATATAAAAACATGAAAGAAGTAGCAATTAGATGCACTAATGAAAAATGTCCAGCACAAGCAGTGGGAAGAATAAAACATTTTGTTTCCAAATCTGCAATGGATATTCAAGGACTAGGAGATAAAATAATTGAACAATTAGTTGAAAAGGGATTAATAAAAAGTGTTTCAAGTATTTATGGATTAACAAAAGAAAAATTATTACAATTAGATAAGATAAAAGATAAATCAGCAAATAAAATATTGAAGGCAATTGAAGATAGTAAAACAACAACATTAAAAAGATTTATATTTGCATTAGGAATAAAACATGTTGGAGAACAAATGGCATCTATTCTTGTTGATAAGTTTAAAACATTAAATAATATTCAAATTGTAAGTAAAGAAAAGTTATTATCTATAAATGAAATAGGTCCTGAGATTGCAGATAGTATTTATTTATTTTTTAATAATGAAAAAAATAAAAGAATGATATCTTTATTACAACTACATGGGATAACTTTTAAAACTGTTGAAAAAAAGAAATCTTATTTTACAGATAAGAAAATTGTTATTACTGGAACGTTCTTTATAAGCAGAGATAAGTTAAAACAACAATTAGAAGAACAGGGTGCAATTGTTTCTGATTCATTAAATAAACAAACTGATATTCTTTTAGTTGGGGATTCACCGGGAAGTAAATTACAAAAAGCAAAAGATTTAAATATTAAAGTAATGAATGAAAAAGAATATAAAAAAATACAGGGAACTTCATCAGTAATCTGATCATACCTCTTCCCTGTTAGTTATCCTCATATTTGAAACTGATGGCCACAGACACTTATGAGGATAACTATTTTTTTAATTAATGGGAAATAGTTCAGTTGGTAGAACGTAACACTTTGGATGTTAATGTCAGAGGTTCGAGTCCTCTTTTCCCAGCCAAAATATTCATAGAAAGGAAAATAAAATGAAAATGGATTATAAACAATTATATTGGGAAGAAGGTTTTGGAAGTTATGGTGGATTTGGAATAGAAATTAAAATAGCCACTACAACAGAAATTCCTGATTTAAAATGTTCAGGTATATTTAATGCAAGAATAGATGCAGTTGATTTAATAAAAGCTGCTGTATATACAGAGATGATAAAAAATGATCCTAACACTCCAATAGCAATTGAAGAAAATAAAGAATTATTGAATCTTTTTTCTGACCCTATTTATGTAGAAGAAATTCCAAATGGTTATTGTGATAAATATTGTTGTAAGCATCTTCCCTGGTTTGATGTTACTACTAAGATAGGAAGAATTAAAATAGGATGGAGAAAAAGAGTAATTCATATTGAATGGACGGGAACAAAAAATAAGATAAATGCAAAAGAACTTTTTCTAGATGAAGATACTACAAAATTTGATAAGATTATTCATGCATGGTCGATGGAAAAAGCAAAAGAATATATAGATAAAATAATAGAAAATACATAAAAACATATATAATTACCCTTTTACAATAAAAACGCAGCCACGTTAAGATTTGATAGGTTCAAATTAGTTTTAAATGCTATTAGTAATATGAAAAATACAAGGAGAATATAAAATGAATAAATTAATATTATTATTTAAGATAATACAATTAATAGGTGTAGTTTGGATTACTATTGTAGATTGGAGATTAGGTTTAATTGTATTTGGAATTATTTTATTAGAAATAATAACAAGTAAAATTATAAGTGGACAATACCATAAAAATAAAATTGAAGAATTCATTAATTATAAAAATAAGTTAAAAGAAGAAGGATCAGAAGATAATATTAATGAGTATTTTAAAAATGTAACTGATGAACAATTAAAAAAAGATGTAAATGATTCTGGATATTCTTTTTTTAAAAATATTAAAGAAAAATCATTTAGTAAAGATAAAGCAGTATGGCGGAAGCAGTATGGCGGAAGTGGGATGTAAGTTCAGAATATATAGAAAAATTAAAATCAGAATGTAATGAAGAATTATTTAAAAAATTGTATATGGGAGAATTTTATAATTTACCAGAATATAATAGGCCGGTAATTGAGAAACAAAATAAAGAATTAATGAATGCTGAGGATTGTTAAATGAATACTTATTTATTTGTAAGAGAAGAAGGTTTTTATCCTTTAGAATTGTTCAGTGATAATGAAGCAATAGAAAATGCATTATGTAATCCAGGAACAAAGGAAGTAAAAAAACTAGATGCAGAAAATATAATAACTATTTGGAAAGAAGATATTATTAAACAGTAATTAAGGAATAATAAAATGTTAACAACAACTACAACAGCAATAATAATAAGTATAATTTCTTTTTTAATAATATTATTGATTTATTTATATTGCAGAAATATAAGAAAGTATTTACCGTTATTAAGTATTGAATTACAAATACCATTTATTACAGTAAGAACAGTATTAATGAAAGAATGTAATTATTCTATGGAAGTAGAATATCTTGTATTAGATGTAAGAATATGGAGATGGTATTTTCATATTAAATTATATGATACTTATAAAAGAATGAATATGAGAATAAGTGATAAATATAATCAAATAAGAAAAGAAATAATTAAGGAGAATAAATTATGAAAAGAAAACGATATGTAGTTTCTTTGTATAAAGTTGAAGGATCAGTTAATGCAATAAGTATTGGTGAATATGTTAATGAAAATACTGAATTTATATTTATGAAACAAAGTAGATATAAATTTCCTTTTTATAAAGAATCAATAAATAAATTATCAACAGAATATAATATTGTAACATATAAAGAAGCAGTAGAAATAGATAAAAAATATAGTCTTATATTAATGAAATATGAAGATGCATATCAGGAGTATAGAGAAGGACTGTATGAAGCAATAGATAGTATAAATAATAAACAAATAGTAATTGATAATATAGAAAAGAATGAAGGAACAAAGAAGGTAATAGAAACAATTAAATCAATAAATAATAAAAATTTAATATAGATAAAATAATAACTATATTAAATCTATTACATAAATAAAAAGAATAAATATAAAATGGATATAAGTAAATATAAGCCAATAATAATAGAAAATAGAGAAAATAAATATAATAGTATATATAAAGAATTACCAGATGAAGAACAATTAAATAAAGTATTATGTGAAAAGAGTTTAGCATTTTATACAAAACAAGTATGGCATATAATTGAGAATAAAAAACCATATATATGGAATTGGCATTTAGATGCGATATGTGATCATCTGGAAGCAGTAACAAATGGTGAAATAAACTATTTATTGATAAACATTCCACCGAGGCACACTAAACTGATAGCAGATTCACAACCAATACTTACTCCAAAAGGATGGAGAAAACATGGAGAATTGGAAATAGGTGATGAGGTATTTGGTTCAGATGGAAAGCCTACAGAGATCATAAACAAAACTAAAAAGAATATTGCTGATTTAGAAGTGGTCTTTGGAAATGGTGAAATTATAAAATGTAACAAAGATCATTTATGGACTGTTTTTGATAGGTATTCCAGAAAATGGGTTACTAGAACAACTGAGAGTTTATCTATTATTAATAAAAATAAAACGGACAGATGTAGATTTCAGTTGCCATATTCCCCCACTTGTCAGTTTAAAAAGAAAAAATTAATCCTTGATCCTTATTTTGTAGGTTTATGGTTAGGCGATGGTACAGCTAGTAAATCGGCAATTACACATGATAAATTTGATTTTGTTCCTATTTTAAAGAAATTAGAAAAAGCTGGTATAAAAGAAAATATTAGATTTAATAATGATAAAGGATTTTCAGAAGGATCAAATTCAGTAAGAGTAGAATTTAATTTTCAAGGTATTCTTGATAAATTACGAAAAATAGGAATATATAAAAATAAACACATTCCTAAAAAATATAAATTTTCTTCTTTAGAACAAAGAAAACAATTATTAGCTGGATTAATTGATTCTGATGGAAGTTGTGATTCTAATGGAAGGATAAGAATAGGAACAATTTATAAAAGGTTAGCTAATAATATTTATGATCTTGTGTTATCTTTAGGATTTAATCCATATATTATGAAGGGTAGCGGACCAAACACAGAGAAAACCTATTATACAATTGGTTTTAGTCCTACAATAGATTTACCAATTCTTACTGAAAGAAAGAAACCAAAAAGAAAACCAGTAAAAAGAAGAATTGGAATAAAAGAAATTAGAAAAGCAAAAAACCCAGAAATGGGAAATTGTATTACTATAAAAAATAAGGATGGATTATACTTAGTAGGTAAAAGAAATGTAGTAACGCATAATTCGTTAATTGCAGTAGTTATATGGCCTACGTGGATTTGGGGGCCTCAAAGACAAGCTCAGAAACGATTTGTAACATCTTCATATGCTGCATCTTTATCAATAAGAGATTGCAGAAAGAGTAGATTAATAATACAATCTGATTGGTTTAGAGAGAAATGGGGAAGAAGTTTTAAGTTATCTGAAGATCAAAATGCTAAAGGAAGATATGATAATGATAAGTCTGGATATCGATTAGCTACGTCTGTAGGAGGTATTGGAACAGGAGAAGGTGGTGACTATATCATCTGCGATGATCCCCACAATGTCCAAGAAGCAGAATCTGAACTAAAAAGAAATGAGGTTTTGACGTGGTGGGATGAAGCTATGTCAACTCGATTAGATGATGAAGAAAATGGTGCATATATAATAATTGCGCAAAGAACACATCATAACGATTTATGCGGTCATATAATAGATAAAGCAGATGCAGGGGATATTCCTAATTTAACCAAATTAATACTTCCTGCACGATATGAGAAGGAAAGAGAGTTAAAACTACAAACAAGAACACCATTAGATTTTAAAGACCCAAGAACAGAAGAAGGGGAAATACTCGATAAAAATAGATTCTCTGAAAAGAAAATGAAATCCAGGGAATTGCGAATGACTGAATATTCCCGTGCAGGACAGTTACAACAAAGACCTTCTCCTCGTGGTGGTGGTTTATTTAAGGTAGGTAATTTTAAAGCAGTTCCTGTAAAGCCTCCTTGGAATTTAGTTCAGAAAGCTGTTCGTTACTGGGATAAAGCAGCTACTGAGGGAGGAGGATGTTTATCTGCTGGTGTTTTAATGTATGAAATGAAACAACCAGAATGGACAGGACCTCAATTTATTGTTGCAGATGTAGTATATGGACAATGGAGCTCATCAACAAGAAATTTAAGAATGGTTCAAGAAGCTCAAAATGATGGTAAAGAAGTTTACGTCTATACAGAACAGGAACCAGGATCAGGCGGTAAAGAATCAGCAGAGATAACAGTTAAGTTATTAGCAGGATATAAAGTATTTGCTGATAAGGTTACTGGAAGTAAGGAAATAAGAGCAGAGAATTATTCTGCACAAGTAGAAGTAAATAATGTAGGATATGTAATTAATGTTAATTGGAATAAAGACTTTCTCGATCAACATGAACACTTCCCTACTGGATCAGGATTTAAAGATATTGTAGATGCCAGTTCTGGGGCATTTAATCTGTTAACATTAGCAAAAAGAAAGAAGGCAGGAACATGGGGAAGATAAATTATAAATTTCCTTATCAATTAATAAATGAAGATTGTTTAAAGGAAATGAAAAACATTCCTGATAAATCTATTGATATGATATTGGCTGATTTACCTTATGGGACGACTGCTTGTAAATGGGATGTTATGATTCCTTTTAAACCACTATGGGCGCAATATAAAAGGGTTATAAAGAAAAATGGAGTAATAGCCCTTTTTGGGGCGGAACCCTTCTCCTCTTTGCTTCGATGTAGTAATATAAAGGAATATAAATATGACTGGATTTGGAAGAAAGAAAGGCCAAGTAACCCCCAGTTAGCCAAGAAAACACCATTAAAATCATATGAGGACATTTTAATATTCTACACGGAGCCAGGAAAATATTCCCCTCAAGATTTAATAGAAATTTCAGAAGAAAAAAGAAAAGTTCATAATCCCGAAAAAAACCAATTAGGGCATTGCGTTAGAAAACCTTATATTCAAACCCACACGGGATATCCTGATTCTATCGTTTTTTATAAAGCGGAAAGAGGGCTTCATCCTACCCAAAAACCTGTTGCTTTATGTGAATATTTAATAAAGACATATACACAAGAAGGTGAAACTGTATTGGATAATGTTATGGGTAGCGGAACTACAGGAGTTGCTTGTATAAATACAAATAGAAAATTTATTGGTATTGAGAAAGATAAGAAATATTTTAAATTAGCAAAACAAAGACTATATGCTCATTATTATAGAAAAATTCCAAGAATACATTATTATATTATTAATGAATGTATGAAGAATAGAATATCCTCATTATTTAAAAGAACATATTTAGATGAATTAATAAATAAGGAAAGAAGATAAATGGCTGATGTATTTAAAATAAAGAAACAGGAAGCTTCATATTATATATGTGATATTTGTGGTAAGATAAGATTTATAAAAAGTAGAAATGAAATTCTTTGTGAGTTTACAGATGAGATGATAGATGAATCGGATAATACAAGAAGATATAGAAATATTGATTCCTTACAAGTATGTAATGATTGTTTATTAGAAGCAACAAATGAAAAAGTAATTTAGGAGAATAAATGACAAATAAAGAATTATCATTTTTTAAATGTGAGAGTTGTGGAAAGATAAAAGAGTTTTCAAGACTGCGATTAATAACATGTAGAATAAAAATAGGAACAAAGTTTGAAACAATTACTTGTCAAGTATGCCCTGATTGTTTAGATATAGATGAAAAGAAATTGTTTAAGGATATATTAGTATCTATTGGAACAATGATATCCAACGTACATCAAGGACAGTATTCAGTATTAATAGATTCTTTGTATGCATTAAAAACAAGAGTAGTAAATGCACTAAGTAATAAAGAGGGATAATATATGATAGATAATATAGATAAGTTTAAAAAGAAAGATGAAAAGAAAATAGAAGTAAAGGAAGAGAAAAAGAAAACTGAGAATGTATTTGCAATATGTCCTAACTGTCAAAGTAATAAAGAAGGAATATTAAAGATACCAGCACTTGAACAAATAGGAGTACAAGGATTATGTGTATGTAAGAATTGTGGTATAGTGTTTATGGAAAGGTCTTATTTAGATATGGTTCTTGAAATAATAAAAGCAAGGACAACAAAGCCAACTGATGTAAGTATTATTCCACAGTAATAATAAATAACACTTCTTCCCTTTCTCGATACCTAAATAAATGGGACTCACATCCTTGTTACCATCAAAAGTAGCACATGTTTTATTTTCCCGGTTAGGGAGGAGGTATTTTAAATAAGAGGAAAGTAATATGCAATATTATAAATGTAAATGTGGTAAGCATGAGGCATGGAACTCAGGAGAAGCATTGCAGGACTGTGAAGGTTGTGAGGATTGCAAAACAACATATGCTCAATCAGCAACAGGGCATAAACCATTAATCCCTCATGATTTCAAAGAGATTGTTGAGAAAAGGGCTATTGATGGAATAGAACAGATAACAGCACATTATATGGAATGTCAAAGATGTCATTACAGAGAAAAACTATATTAAGAGGATAACATGAAATTAAATTTTAATAAAGAATATAAGTTATGTTCCGGTTATAGAGTATTTCCTGATGGAACAAAATGCAAAGGATGTATTGATTGTAATCGAACATGGTTATTAATAACTAAAAAGATATTTGAAATATTCATAGCAGCAATAGGATACAGATATGGAAGGTCAAAAGAACCATTTAATGAATAAAAGAAAATTCATTCAATATAAATTAGATGTAGAACAATTTTTAAATAAAGAAATATTAATAAATAAAGTTTCTGTAGATAGTTTAATAATATTAAATACTATAATAGATATTCAATCAGTAGGAATAAACAATATTCTTTTTATTAAAGAGAAAGAAGAACCTCCTTTTTATTTATTAATTAATAATCATTATTATTTTAATAATGAGAAGGATAAGGAATTAGTGATAGGTGGATATATTATTAATTCATTATCTGATTATATAATTGAAGTTTTGGAAGAGGAATAAATATAATTCTTAAAGCAGGAATAAGAAAGGAAAGTATTATGAGTATAATATATCGTATAGTAGACAGTGGATATTTGGGGCCTTCGGGATTAAAGAGCCAAAAGAATCGTGGTACTATATGACATTATATATTTTATAAGTAATGTAAATACTTTGGTAATTGATTGTTAGTTTAATTATGAGAAGGACTAACTTGACATGGTCCCTCCTTTTGCTTGTTAATGTAAAAGTATTGTCAGGAGATATCTGGCAATCACTAGTAATCAATTACTTCCTGCTTTAAGGATTATATTTGAAAGGAATAAATAATGGATAAGATAAAACAAGCTGCAATAAAACAAGATAATAAGATATGGGTAGGATATAGACATGGAGATATTATTCAGCAGATGATTAAAGAGAATTATTTGCCACCTGCATCAAGTTCCGAGAGTTATGGATTTATTACAGAAGGTGGAGAGTTCCTTACAAGAGAACAAGCATTCCATAGAGCATTGGAATGTAAACAAATATCTGAATGTTTTAATAGTCCTAATACAGTACCAAGATTAGTAACAGAGATGTTGTATTAAAGGAAGTAACTCGTAAATCAATATAAGGATAAGATATGGAAATAACAGTATGGGAAAGTTGTTTAGTTAAGAGGATAAGAAATATTCAAGAAGAAATGAAAACACCAGTACATCCTGATAATGAAATAATACTTACAGTAACTGATTTATTTAAGTTAGTAGATAATGATGTATTGGAATTATCCAAGATAACAATTGAAGAAGTAATACAAGAAGAAAGTAATGAAGAACAAATACAACAATCAATAGTTTATGATATTGATTGGAATTTATTTAAAGAAAATAAATATGAAGTATTTTTGTTACCAAAGACAAATAGATCAGAAGGAATAAAATTAAGAACTAAGGTAAGTTTATTAGCATTAAGAAAGGGATATATAATAAATATAATTGATAAGATAGCCGGTAAGTCATTAATTATTGAAATAGAAAATGTAGAAGAAGGCTTTGATAATAAAACATGTACAGAGTATTTACATATAAAGGGAATACAATTAAATAACTTATCAAATGGAGAATAGTTATGATAGATTATATTCATTGTCCTTTTTGTGATATAGATTTTCCTCTTGATAGTAGATGTAATTCTTGTGGAAGAGACAGAGAAGGATTTACTGAAGAGGACAGGATGTTGCCGCCTAGGAAAGAACAAGTAGCTGATTCCTATTTAATTGATATAAAGAAAAGTACTGAACAAAAGAAAAAGAAACAAGAAAGACCTAAGTGGGATAATAATCCCTTTCCTGGAGGTAATGGAAGAATCCGAATAATTAAAAGAGGATAAATAAAATGGGGATAAAAAAATCAAATATAGAAAGATTTAAAAAGGGCAATGACAATATTTTTGTTAAAGGAACATTTAATAAATGTAATACTTGTCCTTGTTTTAATACAGATCAAGATTGGGGTGAATCTTGTAATTTAGATTTTGATCATCAAACAATTCATATTAAAACTAATTTTTATTATTTATCAAAATATTGTACTATAAATCATATAGTTGGATTTAATGATCAAGGTGATAAAGTAAAAGAGTTTTATATTGATAAAGTAATTATTGAAGAGGAGCTTAATGTCTGCACTGAATCCTGAGTATATAGTTAAGTTATCTAACACAAGAAAGAAAGTGGAACTACCTGAAGTGAAGTGTCCACGATGTCAAAAGATATTGTTTGAAGGGCATGTAGAAGAATATTATTCCAGATGTAAGAATTGTAAAGCATGGATTCATATTAAGAAAAAATAACCTATTTACATATATCATTTTTTAATATATAATATTATTTAAAAATATAGTTTTACACTTATAAATAATATACGGTTTTTACAACCCCAGTCGGATGAGATTAATTTCTTGTCTGGCTGGGGTTTTTTTATGCTTTTTTCCTAAACTGGAGATAAACATGTCTAGCAAATATAAGAAAATTATTGGTTTAACTGAACAAGAAAAAATAATAAATAAATTAATAAGACCATTAGCAAACTCACTTGTATCAAGAAGTGCATATTCAGGTATTGGTAGTTCATATATATCAAGCTCAACTGGTGAAGTAAAAAGGGATATATATAAAATATTAGGATATAAAAAGGCATTAACTTTTCTTGATTATTACGATAGATATAGAAGAGGTGATATTGCACAACCTATTGTTAATGCTCCTGTAGAATATAGTTGGAGACAAGCCCCTATTGTAATAGAACAAGAATCAAAGAATGAACAAACTCCATTTGAAAAAGCATGGAGTGATTTAGTAAGTAAAAAGAAAATATTAAATCATTTTATGAAGGTGGATAGAAAAGCTGGGGTAGGACAATTTGCTTTATTGTTTATTGGTGTGAATGATAATCGACCAGTAAATGAAGAGATGGGAAAAGCAACAGATATATTATATGTAAAAGAATATTATGAGCAAAGTGTTGAAATTGCTGAGTATGAAGAGGATACAAAGAATCCAAGATTTGGTTTACCAAAGATATATAGAATACTTGTAAGGGATCCAGCTACAAGTACATCAACTTCAGCAACAGCAATACAAAATATATCAGTCCATTGGTCAAGATGTGTGCATGTATATGAAGGATTAAGTGAAGACAATATTTGTGGTGAACCTAGACTACAATCGGTATTTAATAGATTACAAGATTTAGATCAGTTAGCCGGTGGTGCAAGTGAAATGTTTTGGAGAGGAGCTTTTCCAGGATTTGCATTTGCAGCAAGAGAAGATGCAGAGTTTGATGAAAGTGCATTGGATTCATTGGAAGAAGAAATTCAAGGATACATGCATGAGTTAAAACGGTATATACGATTACAGGGAATAGATGTTCAACCATTAGCAACACAAGTAGAATCACCAAAAGATCATGCAGATTTATTGATAACATTAATTGCTGCTGGTAGACAGATACCCAAAAGAATATTACTTGGAAGTGAACGTGGTGAATTAGCAAGTAGTCAAGATGAAAGAAGCTGGCTATCAAAGATGGAAGCAAGAAGGATAGAATATAATGAACCAATTATACTAAGGCCAACAATATCAGTATTAACATCATGTGGAATATTACCTGCACCTAAGAAAGATTATACAATAGAATGGCCTTCATTAATATCTGTAGAACCAAAAGACGATGCTGAAGTAAAACGATTAAGAATGGAAGTTGCTAAGGCATATGTATCAACTCCTGGTTTAAGAGAATTAATTCCAGAGGATTTCTTCTTAAGGAAATTCCAAGATTTTACAATGGAAGATATTGAAGAAATAAAAGACATGCTTGCTGAGATGCAAGATTACACAATGACAGATGATGAGGATGAAGATGACAACAGTACGGGAGAAGATATCTAAAAAATATAGTATTACAAAAAGATTTGTTAGTTATAGTAAGTATTCAATGATTCTTTCTGAGTTAGTTGAAAATATAAAAAATAGTAAAAAGAAATTTGATTATGTTTGTGGATTAACAAGAGGGGGATTACCAATAGCAGTTCATTTAAGTCATAATTTAAAATGTAAGTTTATTACTCAATCTGAATTATGTGAAACAGTTATTGCAGGATATTCAGTATTAATAGTTGATGATATTGCAGACACTGGTAAATCATTTGAAGGAATAAAAGTATTTTTAAAAGAGAGATCATTAAATAAAGAATATTTTGCTTCGCTATTTTATAAACAAAGATCAAGTGTTAAACCAGATTATTACAATAATTTAATTCCTGATAATGAATGGATAGTATTTCCATGGGAAACTGGTAGTGAAGAACCAAACAGATAAAGGATAATAAAATGTCTGATAAAGTAAATGAGAAGATATTAGTTGTAGCTACTCCTAATCGAATGGCAAAAGAATGTACTTGCACAAAAGGAAAAGATGGAAAGATAGCACATTATAGTTATTCATGTCCTTTCCATAGAGATTTACTTGAGGATAGAAATAACTAGGGAGAAAGTAATGGTACATAATCATTCTCATAATAGATTAATTGTATTATCCGAATTTACTAAAATTGATCCTGCGGGATTACTTTCTATTAAATATGATATGTCAAAGGAAATAGAAAGACGGTTTAATTGGTTAATAGAAATAATAAATGCAGTATTTGAAAAAGACATATTAAAACTTAATAAAGAAGAACCAATAATCAGTAATGCTTCAAGTATAACTGAGGAAGCCATAAAGAAATTACAAGAACAAGCATTTGATTTTAATACAAGTGAAAAGAAGGTTGAAGGTTTTATGGATTGGTTAGAGGATATGGAAGATTTAAGTATCCTTGAAAAGACAACAAGATCAGGGAGAATAACAGCAGGAACAAATAAACCTTGGTCAGACGTATATGTTCAATCAAGTTATCAGAAAGGAATATTTAGAGCACGAAGAGAAATGGAAAGTGCCGGGGTTGATATAACTAAACTTGATAATGATCCTAATAGAGAAGTTGATATCCTGTTCAATCGCCCTTTTCACGCAGATCGTGCGGCTTACCTTTATACTCGAACATTTAATGAGTTAAAAGGTATTACAAAAGAAATGGATCGGCAATTAAGTAATATTTTATCTCAGGGAATTGTTGATGGTAAAAATGGAAAAGTAATTGCAAAAGAAATAACAACAATGATTCCTAAGATTGGTATTAATAGAGCTAGAACAATTGCTCGTACAGAAATACAAAGAGCACACCATCAAGCTAATATAAATGAGTATATGAATGCTCAAGTACAAGGAGTTGTTGTTTTAGCAGAATGGGAGAATGGAGCAAATCCTTGTCCAATATGTTCTTCATTATCAGGCGAAGTATTTACACTTGAAAAAATAAGAGGATTAATTCCGGCCCATCCAAATTGTTGTTGCCTTGCTCTGCCTTTTCAACCAGGTATTGATTCAGTAAAAGGAGCAGTACCAAGTGTAGCAGGATGGTTACCTAATTGTAGTGAAGTAATGCATGATGTTTTGCCTTCTACATTACAAAGAATGAATATGTATGTTAATGCTGCAAAGAGTTGTTTAACTCCTGTTGATAAAAAGAAAGTTGAAAAGGCAATCAAAAAGAATCCACCTATTGATGCAAAGACAAGAGAAAAGTTATTGAAAGAAAGTAAATCTGGGAAATTTGATTTATTTAAAGATAAAAAACTAAATGAACAGTATAAAAAATATTATGAAGAGATAGACGGCAAATTAGGAAATAAAAAAGAAACAATAAAAAGCTTATCTAATAAAATAAAAAAGATATACATTTCAGATGAAAGATTAGCTGATTTTGATAACGCATTAGATGTTTGGTTGAATAATACTCATGATGAAGATGCAACAATATTAAAACAAATAGCGAGTATTATCGAAAAAAATAATGTTTCTAATTATATAACCTACGATGGTTTATCTGAGAAACAATTAATTAAAACATCTATTTATAAACAATTGACAACTGACAATTATTCTGGTTATTTATTTTTAAGAGCATTGAATCAAGTAGGACTTAAAAAAATGGGAATAAATTCATTAGAATTATATAGGGGTATTGGAGGAAGAACAGGTCAGAAAATAAGAAAGTTCTTAATAAAAGAAAAGAGTGATTTGCAATTGAAAGAAAATGCTCTTTCAGGGTATACTTCAGATAAAAAGATAGCGGATAAATTTGGAAGAGATGCTTTAGGGGTAACCATAAAAAGAGATATCCCAAGAGAAGATATTTTTATGTATGATCTATTTTGGAGAAAACCGTATCCTTTTAATTTAGAAAAGGAAACGATTGTTTTTGGTAAGAAGAATACAAAAATATCAAAAGAAGATATATTTATTTATTAAAAAAGGAAAAATTATGATTTTAGATTTGGTAGAAAATGAATTAAATGATAATTGGTTATCTTCTTTAAGATTATTAAATGAAGGAAATAAAAAGAATACTTCATATAAACGAAAAGAAGAAATTAAAATAGAATTAGAAAGAAGAGAAAATTCTAAATTGGTTGAAATAAAATGATATTAATAAATGATATTGTAAGTAATCAAGGCATATTAGGAAATATTGAAGACTATGATTATTTAGTTCAATATGCAGAAAAGAAAAAAAAGAAAAATATGCTTTGGTTATTTAGAGAAGGTGCAAGCATAGTTACACAAGTCCTGTTAAAAGAGATAAGGGATTTAAATACAGGAATAAAGAATGAACGATTAAAACAAATATTAACTAATTTTGAAGAGGCAGTTAATAAATGTGATACCGCAATAATAATAACGCAAGGATAATAATTTTATTTCATGTATAAGAATTTTAAAAGAATAGATTATCAAAAATTTAAAATGAATGATGTAGTTCGTTGCGATAATCATAATCGTTTAATGATAGTAGATAAATATTATTTTGTAAAAGATAAAGGAATATCTACAAAAGGAACAGGAAATAAAATTGTTGTCACTGAGGGTGGTTATTATACTGATAATGAATTAACTTTAGTATATAGAAAATAAGGATAATGTATGAGCGCAGAAACAGCAACTAAGAAACATATTGAAGAAGTAGGAAGAATATTAGAATATTTTGCAATGTGTTTAGAACAAGCAGGATTAAATCATGATGCTTCTAAATTAGAAAAACCTGAATGTGTTTATTTAGAGAAGATGACTCCTAAGTTAACTACTCTAACATATGGAACAGATGAATATTTTAATAACTTAAAAAAATCATTTACTGATGAACACTATAAAAAGAATACACATCATCCAGAACATTTTGATAATGGTATTAATGGAATGTGTTTAGTTGATTTAATAGAAATGTTTTCTGATTGGTGTGCAGCTTTAAAACGACATCCTGACGGCTCATTTAAACAGAGTATGTATGTTAATAAAAAGCGGTTTAAAATGAGTCCTCAGTTAGTTGCATTGTTCAATAATACCTATGAAAAATATAAAGATTTCCTATAAATCATATAATCATACCCTTTTACAATAAAAACGTAGCCACATCAAGGTTTGATAGCTCAAAATTAGAATTAAAAGCTATTACTAATCACTATTAAAGCAGGTATATAAATGACAGAACGAAAAATGGTTATTAAAAAGAAAAAAGGATGTTCAAGTGAATATAATTTAATGTTTGCAAATGGATTAGAACAGATATTTACAAACAAATTGAAAGTAGGTGAATACCGAGATGAACTATTAGGTAAGGATACTTATTTAGTTGTTCCAGTAACTATAATTGTTGAGGGGGTTCATAACGGATTTTTCTATCCTGCTGAAGAGTTAAAGAAATCAGTAGCAGATTGGGAGAACGTTTTAATTCCTATTTATCACCCAGTTGACCCACAAGGACAGTTTCTTTCTGCAAAAGAAGTAGAAACAGAATGCATAGGAAGATTTTGTAATAGTACATGGGATGAAAATAAAAAAGGAATTATAGGTGAGTTTTGGATATTAAAAGAAAAGATATCTACAGAAATAATTGATGAGCTTATAAATGGCAATATGGAGGTAAGTACCGGTTTATTTGCTGATCATGACTTTGATAAGGCTGGAACATGGAACGGAGAAAAGTATGAAGCTGAATTAACCAATTATAATCCAGACCATGTTGCCTTACTGCCTGGCAGTTTAGGTGCTTGTAGTTGGACGGATGGTTGTGGGGTTCGTGCTAATTACAAGGTAAATAAAAAGGAAGATCAAATAATTAAAAAGGAGGTACACAATTTAAGAATGTTTAAAAATTTAATTGGGAAAACAGGCAAGATTCTATTTTTCAAAAATATTAGTGATGATGAAGAAAAACAATATTACGAAAAATATAATGAATTGCTTGGTGGTATGGTTACTAATGAGTATTCATATGAAGATATACGATATACATTATCAACATTAGTAAGAGATGCTTTTAAAACACCTACTGAAGAATATCCAGATGTATATATTCGAGACACATTTGAGAATCATTTTATTTTTGAACGTAAAGGAAAACTTTATAAACAAGAATATATGTTTGATGCAAGTGACAATATAACATTGGGTAAAGAAGTAACTGAAATGAAATTGAAATCAGAATATGTTCCATTAACAGTTACGAATGAGAAGAAAGAAAAATTGGAAGAGAAGATTGAGGAAGAAACAAAAATAGAAACAAATAAAAAGGAGGAAGTTAGTATGAAAGATGAATTGATTGGTAAACTTATAAGTAATGAGGCTTGTCCTTTTACAGAAGCCGATAAGACTTTCCTTGAGACAAAGGATGAAGCACAACTTCAGACACTTGTTGATAAGTTTGAAGTTAAAGAAGAAAAGAAGGAAGAGAAGATGGAAGCTAATAAAGAGGAAAAGCCTGAGGAGAAAAAAGAGGTTGTAACTCTTGAGAGTTTTCTTGCAAAGGATGATATTCCTGCTGAAATTAAGGCAACTCTTAATGAGTCGGTAAGTCTTTATCGCAAGAATAAGGCAACCATGATCGAAAAGATTCTTGCAAATAAAAAGAATGTTTTTACCAAAGAGCAGCTTGAAGCAAAAGATACAAGTGAGCTTGCAGCAATAGTTTCTCTTATGGGCGGTGAAGAGGTAAAGGAACCTGAATTTGATTTTTCTGCGAATCTTGCAGGACTAATTAAAACAGGAGAAGTAAAGAATGAGAAACAGTCTGATGGTAAAGGCGTTCCTATAATGGCACAACCAAAATGGAATGCTGATGGAACTCCAGACTTTTCGCAGTTTAATTAATTATAAAAGGAGGAATTTTATATGAGTGAAACAACGATTTTACAAAAAGGTGATGTATTACAGAAAGAAGCTTTGTCAGCATCTGCAACAACTATTTATCCTGGGGATCTTCTTGAGATAGATTCCGCTGGTGCAGTAAAAGAACATGCTACAGCAGGTGGAAATGCAAGACCTGTTTTGGTAGCAATAGAAAATGGTTTACAGGGGGATGAGGTATCAGAAGTATATACCGCTGAAAGTCTTGTGCAGTATATAGCTCCTAAATCTGGAGATGAAGTTCTTTTAAGATTGGCGACTTCACAGACAATAGCTATTGGTGACAGACTTGAATCTGCTTCAGCGGGACTTGTACAGAAACATACTCCTGATGGTGATTCCTCACAGTATGTAGGATCAGGGTATACTGATCCTGTTGTTGCTATAGCAATGGAAGCAGTTACTACTACAACAGCTATTGATTATATTTGGGCTATGATAGCTTAATAATTAAAGGAAAAGGAGAATTAAATATGAACGAAGCATTAGTAAGTTTGTTTAATCAGATTAAAGGGTCTCAGTCTTTTGCTAATAGGCTGATTGCAAATAAAATGGATTTAACACAAATGAGAACAAATGATGTTCTGCTCTATGATGAGTGGAAGGCATTTGATAAAGCAGTTATTACAGCATATCAGCAAAGGTTGACCGGTGTTGCTGATCTTCAAGCAAGAGGTCTTACATATAATATTCCAAATGGTATGGCAAAAACAGTATTGGGATATCAAGATGCAAGTGATGCTTCTGACGCTGAGATGAGTATGTCTGGAAAGACAAGAGGAAGGCGTGATCGGTTAGAGTTTGATATGAATTATTTGCCTTTACCTCTTACTCACAAAGATTTTAGTATTGATCTTCGTCAGCTTGAGGCTTCTCGTAGTGGTGGTATGCCTATTGATACTACAATGGCTACTGTATGTGGTCAGAAAATCGCTGAAAAAGTTGAAACAACTTTATTTAAAGGTTCTAGTACATATACCTTTGGTGGTGGTACGATATATGGGTATGAAGATGAACCAAATATAACCATAGGGTCTTTGAATGCAGCATGGGATGATTCAGCAACTTCTGGTGATAATATTCTTGATGATATTATTAGAATGAAACAGGCTATGATTGCTGATCGCTGTTATGGGCCATATATAGTTTATATTCCAACTGTATATGAGACAGCAATTGATGGAGATTTTAAAGCGGCTTCTGATAAGTCAATTCGTCAGAGGATTCTTGAAATAGCAAATATTGCTGCTGTTAAAGTTTCTGATAAGATGTCTTCCACAAAGGTAATAATGGTTCAGATGACAGTTGATACTATTAGGTTGGTAAATGCTCTTGGTATTACTGTAGTTCAGTGGGATGTTGATGGTGGAATGGAAGTTAATTTTAAAGTTATGGCTATTCAAGTACCACAGACAAGGCATGATCAGGCTGGACATTGTGGTATTGTTGTTTATAGTGAATAATTTTTATTTTAATTAGATTACAAACATATATTTTTTACTAGCACTTAACCATAGAAGCTAGATATATTTACAAGGAGATAAATTAGTATGCCAAAATACAGAGTAAAGAGTGGGAAAATTAGATTAAGGATGAAGAATGGAAAAGGGAAAGAAATATCAGCAACAACAAATGATGTAATAAACATTTCCCCCGAACTTGCAACAAAATATAAATCACATCTTTTGCCAATGGGACCTGATGCTTATTTTATTGATGAGTTGGATGAATTTAGTGAAATGAACAGCAGAGAAACCAATATGCGGGTAATGCCTATTGATGGAGAAGATGGATTTTATAATGTGTTTAATACAATAACTAAAACATATGTTAATAATGCTCCTCTTACAAAGAAAGATGCAATGAAGTTGGTAAAAGGAATTAATGTAAATCCTGTATTTATTGAAGAAGGTTTAGATGTAGATGATGAAGAGGATAAAGGTAAGAAAGAAAAGAAAGATAAAAAAGATAAGAAAAAGAAAAAGAATAAATAATTCTTTTTAGGAGGTGTATTATGCTTCCTGCTATATGGAAAGATGGGCTTGCTTTTATTTTGGGAGGAGGCCCATCTCTTTCCAATGTAAATTTGGAAACAATAAAAAATGAACGAATACTTGCAGTAAATAATGCATATGGTTATCCAGTCCCAGGAAAAGGAATAAAAAGCGGAAGTGGTTGGTTAGAGAATACAGAAAAATATATTCCATATGATTGGGTAGATGCTGTATGGTTTGGGGATCGTTCTTGGTTTGATAGGCATCATATCTTTTTAAAATCTTTCAAAGGAATTATTGCTACTTGTACTCCTAGTTTAGCAGATAAAAAAATAAATGGATTAATACAATATAAAAGAAGTACAACAAAACAATTAGGAATTGATTCTACTCCGGGTTGTGTAGCATGGAATAAAAATAGTGGAGGATGTGCAATAAATTTTGCATACCATTTAGGTGTAAAAGTAATAGTTCTTTTAGGTTTTGATATGAAAAGAACTGCTGATAAAACAAATTGGCATAATGATCATCCTTCCCCCCCAAATAAGAATCCTTATTACAGATTTTTAAGATGTTTTCCTATCATAAAAAGAGATGCAGATGCATTAGGAATAAGGATAATAAATTGCACAGAAGGAAGTGCGATAACAGACTTTGAATCTATGAAATTGGAGGAGCTTTTAGAATGGAGGAAAGGGAACATGCCTCAATTGAAAACAATGAAAAACTTTTAAAAGTAATATGTGTATTAACCGGAAGTAGATATTCTTTTGATTATTTATATAAATTAAAAAGTACAGTTGAAAGAAATATAAAAATACCTTTTGAATTTATTTGTTATACAGATAATCAAGAGTTACTTGCTAAATCAGATTTAAAAACAAAAGAAACAATTAAAGTTGGTTGGTGGGGTAAGGTTGATATATTTAAGGAAACAGGCCCTTGTTTGTTCCTTGACCTAGATACAATAGTAGTAACAGACATAACGGAGTTTGCTAAAACAATTTTTGAGTTACCTTCTGATACAATAAGAATGATATTCCCTTTTAAGTCAAGAAAAGAAGGATGGGCATCAGGTTTAATGGTATGGAATGGAGATTTCAAATTTGTTTTTGAGCAGTTTGATAATAAATATATAGATACTTATAGGTGGGATCAACGATATATCAGTTTTGTAGTTAATAAAAATAATAGAAAGATTTTTCCAATTCAACAAGTGGTAAATATTTGCAGTTATAAATATCATTGTCAAAGAAATATTCCTGAGAAAGTAAATATTATTTGTTTTCATGGGATACCAAGACCGCATCAGGTTCAAAATAATTGGATGGAGGAACATTGGAAATGAAAGAAGAAAAGTTTGCTAGTTTTACAGCAGCAGATCAGTTCCCAGAAAAACTAGCACAGGATTATTCAGTAATAAGAAGTATAAAAAAATATAATAATATTCCTCCAGTTCATATACAAGTTTGTCCTACAAATAAATGTACAAGAGATTGTTCTTTTTGTAGTTGTTCTGAAAGAGAAAAGGGAATTACATTACCTTTTGATAAATTAAAGAAAATAATAAATACTTTTAAATCATTAGGAACTAAGGCAATAACAATCACAGGCGGTGGGGATCCTCTTTGTTACCCTGAAATAAATGAATTAATTTCTTTTTTAGTTGAGAAGGAAATAAAGATTGGCTTAGTAACAAATGGTGATTTAATAAGTAGATTATCAATTGAAAGTTTATCAAGTATTGTGTGGTGTAGGATTTCTTGTTCGGATGAAGTTAATTATAATCAGAAATGGATTAGCCAAGTAAAACAAGCAATTGATAAAAGTAAAAATTTAGATTGGTCTTTCTCCTATGTGTTATCTTTTAATCCAAATTATGAGAATATAAAAAAGTATGTTTCATTTGCAAATAGAAATAAATTTTCTCATATAAGAATCGTGTCTGATTTATTACATCATGATGCAGTTCCTGATTTAGAGGATACAGAAGAAGGTAAAAAGATAATTAATAATCCTCTTGTTTTATATCAGAAAAGAAAAACACCAGTTAAAGGAACAAAGGGTTGTTATATTAGTTTATTAAAGCCGGTAATTGATGCTTCAGGAAATCTCTTTCCATGTTGTGGTGCTCAGTATGCTTTAAAGAAGCAGACAAGAAATTTTAGTTCTGAAATGGGAATGGGATTGGACATAAAACATATATGGAGTAATCAAATTAATTTTAACGGTAGTGTTTGTGAATATTGTTATTACTCTGACTACAATAATTTTTTATCAAGATTATTAATACCTTTAAAGCATAAGGAATTTATATGATAAAAGTAAGTTTGGTGATGGCCTCTTTTTTAAGATCAAATTTACTTGATTTAAGTCTTTATTCTATAACTAATTATAAGATTGCTTTTCCATTAGAAATTATCGTTGTAAATGATGGTATTGAAGATGATACAGAAGCCATATGTACTTCTTATAAAGATAAATTGGATATTAAGTATTTTTTTTCAGGGCATAGAAATAAGGATAAAGTGGTAAGAAGAAGTCCCGTATTTGCTAATAACATTGCTGTTAAAAAAGCTACAGGTGATATAATAGTTTTAACATGCCCAGAGATATACCACCTTAATAATTGTTTGAATATAATAGTTGAACCATTATTTACTAATAGAAAGTTTTTAACTATACCCGAATTTATGTACTTTGATGATATTGGAAAATTTACAAAAATGGTTTCATACAGCATTATAGAAATGTTACCTGTAAATGCTACAAGTAAAGATGCAGTTCAGATGCCTTTCTTTATGGGAATGTGGAAAAAAGAGTTTTTGGATATTGGTGGTTATGATGAAGATTTAATTGGGTATGCTGGAGATGATAATGATTTAGTTGGTAGGTTATTGAAAAATGGATGCCATTACAATAGGGTCCCTGCTTTAATAGTACACTTATTTCATGGTAAAAGATGTGACTCTCAGATGCATTGGGATAATCCAGATCAGGTGTATAATTATAAAATAATACAAGCTAGGAAAGGTCAAATTATTAGAAACATAAATAGGGAATATGGAATATTATGAAAATAGACAATGACTATGAATGGAGTACACACCAACCTTTGTTGAAGTTATTATTAAGTTTTTTTAAGCCTCAACTTATTTTGGAGTTGGGCATGGGGTTACATTCAACTCCTATATTTTTGGAATATGATCCTGCACAGTTAATTTGTATTGAGAATGATAAAGAATGGTTTGATTATATGTTAAAAAGTTATACTTTTAAAAATAAACATATAGTTAATTTTCATAATTTACCAGATGGGATTAATATAGGAACATTTTTTCATCAATTAACTGAAAGTCAAAGATTTGAAATTTCAAAATACTATATTAATTTATCTAATAAGATAAAAGAAAATTCAATTGCTCCTAAATTATTGTTTGTTGATAACTATACAAGTTGTAGAACATTAGCAATAAACAATATGTTTGAAAGTTTTGATTTAATAGTATATCACGATTGCCAGCCAAAAGGTATTGTCTGGTATGAGTATTATTTTGATAAAGCAATTGATAATAAATTTACATCGTATATACTTAGAACTCCAAGAGGGGATACAGGTTGCTTTATAAATAATGAATTGATTTATACTGACGTTGCTTTAAAAGAAACTCTTATTATTTATGCTAATAAGTATTGTATAGAACATAATATCCCTTTTGAACAAATTTATTTAGATAGGAATTAAGTTGATGAATAGAATACCAAAAAAATTACATATGTATTGGGATAGAAGCCCCATGTCCAAATTACAAGTTTTTACTATTGAGACTTTTCATAAACTAAATCCGGATTGGAAAATATATGTTTATACACCAAAACAAAGATATACCAGGAATGCACATTACATTCCTGATTATACAGGAAAGGATTTCTTTTATTTAGTAGAATCTTTTGATTATGTAAAAATTATTGAAATAGATATAAATGATTATTACATTAACGGGGATTTACATAATATTTTAAGATCAGATATATTTAGATGTCATATATTATATGATGTAGGCGGGGTATGGTCGGACTTTGATGTTATCTGGTTAAAGCCATTAACTCATATGCTTAATGTTGAATATGTGGGTGATAGTAAAATAAATGATATGGGTGCTATGGTATGTTTATTTAATACTATTAAGGGACATCATAATGTAGGTGTTTTATTTAGTGCTCCTAAGCATAGTATGTATAATGAGTTGATAAAAGCAGCAGATAAGTTACAACAATTTCCAGAAAATTTTCCAAAGTTTTATTATGACAGGGATACTGATACTTATAATCATCAGGCATTTGGTGTCCTACTATGGGAATATTTGTATAAAACGTTTATTGATGTTTCAAAAAAATATGATGATGTGGTAGGTTTGAAGTACGAAACATTTGCTCCATATTCTATTTATAATATGGAGCAATTATTTATGCGTAATGATTTATCACCACTTAATAGTAACAATGTTATTGGAGTGCATTGGTTTAATGGTCATAAATATTCTAAGCAATATATTAATGATAACTGGTTTAGTAAGAATCAAATATGTAGTTTAACAACTATATTAAAAGCTAATGGGTATGTAGATGTATAAAGATATATTATTAAAATATCCACAGTATAAAAACACTTGTCCAGTTAATACTTTAAGGGATGGTTGTTTTACTTTTATTAGAAACGAATCATATTTAAGATTTTCTTTACAAAAAGATGTAGTTGTACTTGCACCAAATAAAATTAGAAACGAGGTTCCTTCTGGATGGCAGTATGAGTTTGTTGATAATGTAGATTATATTTTTACAATGATTCATAATACCTTACATATAAATACAATTCCTTTACCAAATATAATAGGTGAGAATTGTTTTATACATCCTACAGTGGTATTAGATGTTGAAGGAATGCATGTTACTAAGTCACCAGATGGTAGTAGAGTTCAAATTAAACATCTTGGAAATGTAGTTCTTGAAGATGATGTGTCAATCTTTGCAGTAGCTACATTACAAAGAGCAGTTTTTGGGTCTACAATTATTAAGCAAGGAACCAAAATAGATTCTCATGTAAATATTGGTCATAATAGTTATATAGGAAAAAATACTGTAATAGCATTAGGCACTATTATTGGTGGATCAGTAAGAGTAGGAAATAATTGCATGATAGGATTAGGTGCAATAATTAGAAACGGTGTTTCTATTTGTGATAATGTTATTGTGGGTATGGGTTCCATTGTAGTATCTGATATTACTGAATCAGGCATTTATAAAGGCTCTCCTGCTAAATTTTATAAATCATATAGTGAAGATTGGAATTTTTAATGCAACGAGTATTAGCTCTTGGAGCACATTATGATGATATAGAAGTTGGTGTAGGTGGGATATTACATAAGCATATTTGTAAAGGTGATGAAGTCTTTATAGCAATAACCAGTTCTGATGAGTATAGAACAGGGAACATAGATTTGCGGCATGAAGAACAACTAGAAGCATTAAAGATATTAGGGGTATCATTCGAGAATTTATTATTATTTAATGAACATGATAATATTTCTGATGTAGTAGGAAAGTTAGATTTATTAAAAATAGATAATGTTTATACCCCTTTTGAATTAGATACTCATCAAGCACATAGAAGATGTTCTTATATTGGACAATCAGTTGGAAGAAAACTTCCTATACAATTAGGTTTTTATAACAGTGGTAGTTCATATAATTTTCAGCCGAATGCTTTTAGTATAATTGATTTTGATTTTAAGTATAGATTATTAAATTGTTTTAAATCTCAGATAGAACTGAATGCCATTAATTTATCCATAATACAAAAAAGGGAATCTTATTGGGCCTCCATGATAACTAATGAGGATGCTTATGCTGAGGGTATTTTTATTAGAAAAATATTGTATGAGGTATGAAAATTTATTTTTACTTAAAGGTTATATATTATGAAATTTAGTATTTTATTTCCATATATAAATCGTCCGGGACAATTACATAATACTTTGATTTCCTTTTCTAATCTTTATAGTGATAGGAATGATTATGAAATAATAATAATAGAAGATGATAAAAATAAAAATCGTTTTATATTTCATAAAGATTTACTACAGGTAATTGATTCATTTAAAATGCTGCCCATTAAATTGATTAATCAAATAGGTGGAGAAACTTATAATCCTACATTGCATTATAACCAAGGAGCTAATTCAGCAGTAGGAAAATATTTAATATTAACAAGTCCAGAATGTTTTCATACAGTAGATATTTTATCAGAGTTAGAAAAAGAATTTAATGCAAATGAAAACAGATATGTTATTTGTTCTTGTATAGGTGGCACAAATAGTCCTTTATTTATTTCTGATTTTAATAAGTTCACATATAAAAAATATATGTGGTATCAACATTCAAAAGAACGACCAGCAGATTATAATTTTTGTTCTGCAATTACAAAACAGAATTTTTTAAATATAAATGGTTTTGATTTAACTTACAAAGATGGGATTGCTTTTGATGATGATGTGTTTCGAGATAAGATTAGAAATAGTGATTTAGAAATTGTAAGAAGGGATGATTTAATAGTGATACATCAACAGCATGCTAAGTTAAATAAGGTAATAGGAAAAGAAGAATATAATAAACTATGGCATATAAATAGAAATCTTTATGGCAGTAATGGAAATGGCTAATACATTTATTTTGTTTGGTATTGATTTAGAATATATGGAATCCTTCGTTATCGGTAAGTTAAAAATAGAAAAGGAATTGATAATTAATTATACTGATATTTCAAATAATAAGAATAAAAAATTTGAAGTAATCCTTTGTGATAATTTTAAAGATGATATTCCTTCTTTTTTGAAAAAATGTTTTCCTAATTCAACTTGTTTGTTTTTTACAAAAGATATTATACCGGGACAACAAGGTGTATGGGATGCAGATTACATTATTGATAGAAAGGAGGATATTGAAAAATGGAAATCCTTTACGAACCCATTTTAATTACCGGATGTGCTAGAAGCGGTTTATCAATGACGGCTGGGGTAGTAAATATTTGTGGTGGTTTTAGTGGACAGATAATTGGTCCTACTAAATATAATAAACAAAGTAGATATGAAAACTATGCCATTACTAACAATTTTATTAAACCAATTTTATTGAAAATGAAAGTAGATCAAGCTGGACAAAACCCATTACCTAAAAGTAGTTTATTTAAAGAAATCGAAAGAAACTATGTGGAACGATTTAGAAATGACATTATTAATTTAATGGTAAAGGAAGGTTATGAGGATGGCCGGTGGTTTTATAAAGATTCAAGAATGACTTTAATGTGGCCTTTGTGGAATAAAGCCTTCCCAAGAGCTAAATGGGTTTTAGTTCGTAGACAGGTTGATGATATTATTTCCTCCTGTATGAGAACTGGTTTTATGAGGGGATATAAAAATTATGCAGGATGGCTTGGATGGGTTGCTGAATATGAAAGACGATTCCAAGAAATGCATGATGCAGAATTAAATATTTATGAGGTATGGCCACAAAGAGCAATTAATGGTGATCTTACTGAAGTACAAATGGTTATAAATAATCTACGGCTAGATTGGAAACATGATAAAGTAAAAGAATTTATTTCACCTTCATCATGGCATAGAAATAAAGATAGGAGAGGATAAATGGCAAGGGTAACAAATGAAGAAGTTTTAAGTGTAATGGATACTTCATTAACGGATGTAACAATTCAGATTGATATTGCAAATAATTTAGTTAATGAAACGTTTGCTAGTTCCTCTTTATCTGATACAACATTAAAATATATTGAATTATATTTATCTGCTCATTTTGTTTGTATTCAGACTCCTCAATTAAAGTCTGTAAAATTAGGAGAAGCAACTGATCAATACAATGTTCCTGAATTGGGTAAAGCATTTAATTCTACAACATATGGACAACAAGCGTTAGCATTAGATACAACTGGTTTATTAGCAGCAAGAGGTAAAAGAAAAGCCAATTTAATAGCAATTGATTTAGGATTGTAGATAAAAAAAATAGGCTTTATGAATTAACATAAAGCCTATTTAAAAGAGGGAAATTATTTTATAAATTCATCCATTATTTCATTGGTTAAGTTTTTTAAAGGTTTGTCACATTTTACATTATTTTTTTCTAATACTTTTAAAACATTTTCCCATAATTCCTTAACTTCTTTTTTAGCTAATTTTCTCATTTTGAATCTCCTTATTTAAAGGTTAATAAAAGAATAAAACTATATAGCTATATGTATATAATATTGTTAGTAAAATGTAAAGCATAAAATAATATAATAAATTCAATAGTTTATACAACTATTTATTTAATGAATTTATAAATCATATATTCATACCCTTTTACAATAAAAACGCAGTGTAGACGAAGCCAGATAGCTTCCTTTCAGTTTTAAAAGGGTAGTTAAGAGGTCATTTTATGGCGTTTAGAACAAGGAATTTAAATCAAATAGCAACATTATGGGAAAACCCAGTTCCTGATGGAGTTGGTTGGCATACTTTTGATGATCCAGTATTAGTAGATGTTCGATGGGAAGATAAACAAAAAGAATTTATTGATGCTAATGGGGAAACAAAATTATCTAATTCTGTTGTATATATTGGACAAGATGTTGCAGTAAATAGTTTTTTAGCATTAGGTGATTATACAGACAGCATTTATGACAATCCTGCTGATGTTGATAGTGCTTTTAAAGTTTCTTTATTTACTAAAATTCCAAATGTAAGAGGAAGTACCTTTTTAGCAACTTGTTATTTATCAAAGGCAAGAGATTAAAATGGCAAGAACAGTAGTAGTAAAAAGTAATATTGTTGAGGAAATGAATAAACAAGTTAGAAATATAAAAACAAGATCATCTGCTGGGATAACAAAAGCTCTTTTATTTATTAAAAGAGAATCAATAAAAAGAACACCAGTTGATACAGGTAATTTAAGAGGCAGCTGTTATACTAATACTTATTTAACATTTAAAGGTGCTGTTGGTGAAATTGGTTATACTGCTTCTTACGCTCCTTATGTTCATGAGACAGATAAACGATATAGAAAGAAAGGAACATCTTGGAAGTTTTTACAAAAAGCGTTAACAGAAAATAAAGATAAAATAATAAAAATAATAAAAGATGAGGCATATATAAAATGAGCCAACAAAGTCCCAGCGAAGATATATTGAATTTATTAATAGAAAGTACTGCACAGGATATTGGAGATTTTGCAGCAACAACTGGTTGGGGTATTTATTTAGGAAGGATGCCTGACAAACCAGACACCTGTATTTCAATAATAGATGGACCTCCAGATAATAAACCAGCTACAAATTATAGTTATGAATATCCAACAGTACAAATAAAAGTAAGAGGAAAGAAAGGAGGGTATAAAGCGGCGTATGCTAAAATATTACAAATTAGAGATTTTCTTCATGCTCAAACAGATGTAGTTTTAAGTGACAGTAGATACATACAAATTTTATGTAATATTGATATTGAGTTTATTGGTTTTGATGAAATAGATAGGCCAATATATGTAGCAAATTTTGGTTGTCAAAGAACAAAAAATAATTAACTTTTTAAGGAGGAATAATTTATGGCAAGTAATGCGTTTAGTGGAGTAGGAACAGTTTTTAACAGAGCAACTGCGGACACGTCTAATCCGACATTTGCGGCAATAGCAGAAATAAATTCTATATCAGGTCCGAATTTATCGAGGGATACTATTGATGTAACTTCTCTTGATTCAACTGGTGGATATAGAGAATTTATCCCTGGTTTTAGAGATGGTGGTGAAATATCATTAGATATGAATTTTACCCATGATGGTTTTGCTGATCTTAAGGCAGATTTTGAAATGGAAGGTGTATGGGATTATCAGATAGTTTTTGCTAATACTGATGTAACAACTTTTGATTTTGCCGGTATAATCACAGCAATAGGTATTGCTGTTCCCATGGATGATAAAGTAACAGCCAGTGTAACTATAAAGATTTCTGGCCCAGTTACAGTATCATCTTAATTTTTTAAAAACAATTTTAAACAGATTAACCAAATCTTTTATTAAACAAGAAAAAGGAGAATTTAGAATGCGTGTTTTGACAAAAGAAAATATTAAGGAATGTAATGATATTAAAAAAGAGTTTGTAGCAATCCCAGAGTGGACTAATGAAGGTGAAGAGGAAGCAGGTGTTTTTGTAAAGGTAATGGGGGCAGATGAAAGAGATTCCTGGGAATATGAAACATTTGTTAAAGGGAATGAAGGAAAATTAGCAAGTAAAAATAAAGAACAGATTATTCAAGGATCAATGAAAAGAATAAGAAGTTCTCTTGTAGCAATATGTTCAGTAAATGAAAATGGTGAAAGAATATTTACTGAAGAAGATATTGAATGGTTAGGTAAGAAAAATGCAAAAGCAGTAGATCGTATTTATGAAGTAGCACAAAGAATAAATGGAATGAGAAAAGAAGATATTGAAGGTGAAATAAAAAACTAATAAATAGGCCAGAGCGAAAATTTCTTTTTAAATTAGCTCTGGCCTGTGGAGAACCTCATCCCGATTTTATTTTAAATAAATTATCTTCAAAACAATTAACTGAAGTAATCGCTTATAATAGTGTTGAACCTTTTGGACATGATATTTTATTCTTTATGATTGGACAGTTACTTTCTATGACATATGGTATTAATAAAGGAAAAAATTCTCCCAGAAAAGGTCCTTGGGATTTTGTACCTTTTATAAAAGTAGATAATAAGAAACAGGACGCTGAAGTAATGAAGGGATTATTTACCGCATTAGTTGAAGAAACAAATCCAAATAAAAAGAGAACAGTTAAAAAAGAAAAGAAAAAAACATCTAAATTTTTACAGAAGAGATTAACTAAATTAAAAGAGGAGAAATAGTTATGGCAAACATTGGTAGTTTATATGCTTACATTGGTGCCGATACTACTGGGTTATCATTAGCACAAAAACAAGTATCCTCTTTTGTAACTGGAACAACTTCAAAATTTAATTCTATTATATCAGTTGCAGGAAAAGTATCAGCAGCATTTGCGGCAATAGGAGTAGGAGGAGTATTTTTAAAAACAATACCTTTACTTAAAGAATATGAATCAGCTTTAGTTGATATGGGTAAGGTATCAAGTAGATCTTTTTCAGATATTCATAAAGACATTTCTTCATTTTCCTCGGAATTAGGAAATAGTATTGAATTAGTTAAGGGGTATTATGAAGCAATGTCAGCTGGTGTTACTGAAGCAAGCGAATCTTTTGAGTTAATAACAACTGCTTCTAAATTGGCAAAAGCTTCACATATAGATCAGGCAACCACAATAAAAACATTAGCAGTAATGATGGGTGCATATGGAGAGGAATTAAAAACAACAGCGAATGCAGCATCACTATTATTAAATGTTGAAAATGTAGGTATCACTACAACTGCTGAGTTAGCAGGCGTCATTGGTTCAGTGGCAAATTTAGCCAAACAAGCAGGACTTTCTGCAAATGAATTAGGTGCGGCAATAGCTCAAATATCAACAAGTGGAATTGGAACAGCAGAAACAGTAACACAGTTACGATCTGTTATAACTGCATTAATTAAAAATTTTGATGATCTTCCTGCTTCAATTAAAAAATATGAATCAGTTTCTGAGGCTGTTAAAAATTTAGGATTTATTGGTGTATTGCAAGAAATGGTAAAACAGACCAATGGAAATGAAACTGCCTTGGTTGATTTATTAGGGAGGCAAGAGGCTTATTTAGCTTTACTGCAATTAACAAAAAATGAATCTGTCAGTTATAACAAAATGGTAGGCTTTATGACAGAAAGTGCAGACTCTTTAACAGTAGCCTGGAATAATTATAAAAATAGTTTAGAAGGATTGTGGGGAACTCTCAAAAATAAAGTAACAAATGAATTTATAAATTTTGGTATGAAAATATTACCTACTATAAAAACAGGTTTACAGGTATTAGTAGAAAATATTGATAAATTAATTTCAGCATTTACAACTTTATCTAAAATATTAGTAGGACTTGGTTTTATTTATTTTGCAAAAACAGTAATACCTTTGATAATTTTAGGAGTTCAATCATTAGTTGCAGAAATTCAATTAATGAATGTTCGGTTAGCATTAGCACCTGGGCTAGTTGGTAAATTAACAACTTCATTAACAGGAACAAGTGTAGCTGCACAAGTAGCTTCAAAACAAATGTCCTTATTAAGTGTAAGCGTGAATGCCTTATTTGCAGGATTTGCAGGTTGGCAAATAGGTAAATGGTTATCAGCTAATTTTGAGGAAGCCAGATTAGCGGGGGTAATGTTTGTTGATTATACAATAAAAGGTTGGAATCTTTTTGAGTATGCAGTTAAGTCAGTTATCGCGGCAGTAAAAAATATTTTTGAACAATGGATATACAGTGCAAAAATATTATATGGTGGGTTTTTATTATTTATTGCAGATGGTATAAAAAATCTTCCAGGGTTAAAAGAAAAGGGAGAAGAATTAACTGGATATGCAAATAATTATTTAAAATCATTACAAGCACCAAAAGATGTTGTAACTACCTTGCAAGAAATTACTGCTGAATATGAAAAAACAAAAAAACAGCATGATGAAATAATAACTGACATGGTTACGGCAGCTTTGGATAGTAATCAAACAAAAGAAATTGAAAATATTGGTAAACAGTTAATTGAAAATAATGAAAAAATAAAAAACAGTGCAGGAAATGTAAAACAGTCAACTGTAGAATCTTTACAAGCATACCAGAAGATGTATGAAGATATGGGATATTATGGAAAGGAATGGTATGACAATGAAGTAGCATTACTAACCAAACAAGCTGAAGATTATAAAGCATTAACTGGAGATAAATTAGCTGCTGAAAAATGGCTACAAGATCAAATAGTAAAATTAAAAAGCCCCACTGATATTAGTAAAATTGAGGATATAGAAAAAAGTAAAGTGGCTTATGAAAATCTTATATCCTCAATTGATCCAGTTATTGCACGGTCATTAGAAATGGCGGAAGCTCAGAAAATTATACAACAATCCCTTGAATTAGGAATAATAACTTCTGGGATGGCAGTAGAGGCAAATAAAAAACTTACTGAATCATATGAGAATGAAGCGGCAGATAAACTTCTTCAAGATAAAATGTCTTTGTATAAAGACCTTGAAGGATTTGAAGATGAATATCGACAAACACAGCTTGAATGGATAGAAAAAATAAGAAAAGAGGAAATAAAAGCAACAGGGAAAATAGTCGCAGCTAATAGAAAAGCTTCCGAGCAAATTGCTAAAATAAAACAAGCAGAATTTGAAAGTCAGGCAATGAAGGTCGATGATGCTCTTGGTCAAATGGCAGCAGCTTTCCAGAGTATTGGAAATATGTATGATAAATCATCTGGTGAATATGCCAAAATGCAATCAGCAGCAAAGGCAATGATTGTTTTACAACAAGCAGTTGCAGTAGCCACAGCGGTAGCAGCTATAGCAAATCAAGGATTAGGTGATCCGTATACAGCTTTTGCCAGAATAGCAGCAATGGCAGCAGCAATGGCCGGTTTATTAGCATCAACAGGAATGTCTCTTGGCGGAGGCAGTAGTGCAGCAGCACAAACAAAACCTAAAAGTACGGTTTTGGGAGCAGAGGACGGAAAGGGTAGTGAATCAATAATGAACTCATATAAACTCCTTGAAGATACCTATTCCATGGAGTATCAGGAACTTTCAAAATTAAATGATTCTATGAAGGAGTTAAATAATAACATATCAGGACTTGTAGCAAATGTGTTAAGAGTTAACATAGGCAATTTGGGAGGAGCAAACTCCAAAGAATTTGGAACGTCCTATGACATTGGTAAGATGGTTGATAAAATGCTTAGTTATCCTCTCGCTATTATGACTGGAGGAATTTTTGGTGGTATTTTAAATAATTTCTTAACTAAAATAACCGGCGATTGGCTTGGTAAGGCTTTTAATTCCGTATTTGGTGGAAAAGTGACAACAAGTGTTACGGAATCAGGATTATCCCTAGGCGGTTCTTCCGTATCCAGTTTATCCTCAGGTTCTGAAGTGGCAGCACAAGCATATGCTCTTATTAAAAAGGTCAAAGATGGCGGATGGTTTAGTTCTGATAGGACATCATTTTCTACTCAATATCAGTCCGTGAGTGCTGGGACACAAGATTTAATATCTTCTATTTATCAAAATCTTTCTGAGTCCCTTTTGACTTTGACACAAGAGTTTGGAATGGATATGTCTAAAACTCTAGCATACACTTTTTCATCTATTAATATTAATTTAAAAGGTTTAAGTGGGGAAGAGGTAAATAAAAAGCTATCTGAGTATTTTTCTGAACTTGGAGATAAAGCGGTCGAAACTCTTTTTGGTTCAATTTTAAGCGGGTATCAACAAGTTGGAGAAGGATTACTTGAAACAGCAGTCAGGTTAATAAGAGATAAAGCAATTATTGTAGATACTTTAGAGATGACTGGTCAAGCATTTACCGGAACAATTCCTCAATTAATTTCATTTAGTGAGGCTTTAATCTCAATAGCGGGTGATATTGATAAATTAAGAGAAAGTGCGGAAAAGTATTATGATAAATTTTTTACAGATGAGGAAAAACATATAAGATTACAGAAACAATTAACGGAAGCACTATCAGATATTAATTTTGTATTGCCAGAAACTAGGAAAGGATATCGGGACTTAGTTGAAGGAATTGATTTAACAACTGAATCTGGTAAAAAGGCGTATGTTAGTTTATTGCAATGGTCTGAATATGCTGATGAATTTTACAGTGCACTTGAAGATTCCGTTACTGATGCTGCTGATGCAACAAAAAACCTAGTTAATCAATTACTTGATTACATTACTACTATAGATGATTTTATAACAAGTATGAAGTTATCTAGTGAATTTGCTCCATCAATAAGTTATGAACAGATACAGGGTCAATTTAGTAAATTATATCAGGGTGCTTTAACTGGTGAACAAGAAGCATTAAATAAATTAATTAATTATACCCAACAGACATATTTACCTTTTATAAAAGCATATGATGCAGATTCTTACCAAAAGGTATTTGATGATTTATTCGGAGCTAATGGAACTTTTTCATCATTAAAGGAACAAGTGACAAATAGTTTATTAGAACCGTATGAAATAGATTATACAGATATATTATCAATGTTAAATGGTAGTGTTATTGATGGGGCTCAGGCCATAATAGATAGCATTAATCTTCAAACTTCTTTAATAAATAAAGAATCAGAAGAGAGTGTTCAAAAGCAACAGGAGAAATTAACCGCCTCTCAAGAACAACTAGCAGCTAATGAAGCAGCAGTAAAAACGTATCGGGAAGCACTTGCAGCCTATAACGCACAATTAGTTGTAGTAGAGCAAATACAAGATTATATGCAAGACTTATATACCCAATATACAAATTCAGGACAGAATAATACAAGTTTTGGCGCTATTTCCTTACAATTTCAAATGCAATTAGAGGCTGCTATAGCAGAGGCTAATAGACTTTATGGTTTACTTCCAGGACTTCCAGGACATGCTTCTGGAGGAACAATCACTAGAGACATGATTACAAGAGTGGGTGAAAAAGGAACGGAGTGGATTGTTCCTTCTTATCAACCTGAAAGTAATAAATTCTTAAAATCAGTAGGAGTAGATTCTAATATAATTGCTGAATTAATTTCATCAAAAATGAATAGTGGAAGTCAACATGTAACAGTTCAAATTGATGGCAAGAGTTTAATGGATATTATTATTGAAAATGGGAAGTCCGATTATAGTTTTTCTAAGGGAATGAGGGAAATAGTAAATGGCTAATAAAGAAATAGCAGATTATTTTACAACAGTAACTCCAGATTATGATGCTTTTTTAAGTGTTATTGCTCCGGCATCAGTTGCTGAAATAGTTGACAAAAATCAAGTTGTTCATGATTTTGATGATGGTTCAGATAGAGTTATAACATTATCTGCTACACCAATAGCACAGATTACTTTACAATTTCCAGAAGGAATAACAGAGGAAGATGCTGGAACAATAATGGATTTCTTTTTAGATGTAAACAAGGCAAATGGTTATGCCCGATCTTTTAAATATTTTTATCCAAAAGATGGGCATAACTATGTCGTAAAATTTAAAAGTAAAATAAGTAGAAAAAGAACATTTTTAAATCATTTAGGATTAGTGCCTGTTGATGAAGTAGTATTAAAGATAGTTGGAAATGTATCAGCATAAGAGAGGAATAAATGTTAAGTGCAAATGTAAATGCTCAGACTATATTAAATGCTTCAAGTAAAGAAGTGAGTTGGTTATTTGAAATTGATAGTGATGCTGGCATTCTTTATTGGTCTACAAAAAATTATACTTATAATGGAAATAACTTTATTAATAAAATTATACCTGCATCGTTTTCAGGAGTACAGCTAAATTCATCTATTCCAAATAATAATATTATGTTTCCAGCATCTGGTAGTTTTCAGTTTATTGATGAGGAAGACACATATCAAGCGTCTTGTGAAAATTTTTTAGATAAAAAGTTTTTACTTAGATTAGTTTTAAAATATTCAACGTATGAAGAATGTATTTGTTCTTGGTTATTTTCTATTGAAAAAGCAAGGTATAATAAAGGGATTGTTACAATAGAATATAAAGATTTTTTTTCAAGATATTTAAAAGGGACATACCCAAATACTCCAAGAATAAGTTCCTTAAGTCCTTCTGATGAAGCGTTACCTAATGATAATATGTGCTTACCTATATTTTTTGGTACTGCATATATTCCAATAAGAAATTTATATATAACAGATAAACGATATTATTTATTAGGTCCAGATAGTGTAACTTATGATATTGATGAATTTAGATCACCTATTGATTGGACATCTAAAAGTATATGGGATTATTCATATACATACACGCAGGAAACAAAAACTTTAAATAGCATAGATTATAAAGTGGTATCTCCTATAATTGTTGATTCTAATAATGATGGAACATTAGATTCAGCAGGTTTATTTTATAAAGATAATCGGTTTTTAGATGCTCAAATAAAATTGACAAGGAGTGATACCGCTTCATTAACAAATTTTTCTGACGTTATAAAATATTTATTAAAAGATTTTGGTATTCCTTATTATTATATAGATCAGGCTGAAGTAAAAGGACAAATTCTTTCTTGGGATTATTGTGTACTTAATCTTTTAAGTGATTGGTTTAAGGTTGAAGCTGATTCTTCATTTTCTTTTGAAGGAGATCATTATGAGCTAGTTTCATCCTCTGTATCTTCCAATAATTATTTTGGAAAAACATTATTTGGAATTAGTATTATAAAAGATAATTGGTATTCTGTCAGTGTAGATGTTAAAGAAGATTCAGGAACAAGTGCTTATTTTAATGTATGCATGAATGAAGGAACAGGGGCTGTTGAACATATAGCACCTATTAATTATGAGATTCCCTATGGTGGATTATATGCGGCAACAACGGAATGGCAAACATATAATCTTTTATTTAAAGCAACAAGTTCTGTTACTACCGGTTCTATTGGTATACAGATTAATGATCCAAGCAAGACATTACAAATAAGAAATATTATTTTAAATAAAATAAATTTTGTTGATGATTGCCAAACTGATAATACTGCTGATTGGACAAGGATTGGAAGTAATGGTACTCTAACTTATGAGATGGAAGATATTGGTGGAGGTTTATTTGATACTCATTATTTATTTTCAACTTCCACAACCGTTTCATTACCAAACTATTCATTAGCAAACGGGTTTGCTAAAACTAATTTAACATTTTTAAAAGGAAAGTATTATAAGATTTCTTGTTATGTAAAAGACGGAACTGCAACTGGAGTATCAATCAAATTAAGAATATCGCCTTGGGGTGGTTTGCCTTTTTCAAGTGATGCTATTGTAACAAACGGAACATGGCAAAAACTTGAATATTATTATTATGTATTTACAGATAATTATGAATCAGGTTCCGTTGGTTTTTATTCAAGGATAAGTTTAGGCGGGGGAAATATTAAGATAAAGGATTTTAGATTCCATGAAGTTTCCTCATTTGAATATTTTAGTAATAAATTTGATGAACTAAGTTTATCTTTCAATGGAGGATTTTTTGCTATTGAAGATAGGATAAAAATATTATCATCAGTATTAATTCAATGTGGATGTATTTTACGAGTTACTGATAAAATTGAATTATGGCAATTAGATAATAGATTAAAAACTATTTATGATTATCAAATAAGAAGTAAAGGGGAAGGACAAGAATCAACATTTAATTATAGACAGAATGAAAAAGATTTTTATGATTATGGATATGTAGCTTTTCCAGAAGCAGATAGTCCCCAAATGATTCTAAAACAGAAAGGAATATTTATTGATCAAGATAAAATAGCAGAGCCAATTAGTTCTTTAACGGTATTAAAAGACGTGATAGAAATTCCTCATGTATCTGATTCTGAAAATGCACAAAAAGCAGGTATTGTTTATTTACAGAGAAAAAATGGTGTTGAAGAAACAATAACATTGGATTGTAGGGATGATTTGCTTGTTACCCAACCTGATGATATGGTTCTATTTAATGATTTAGAATATGGTATTCGGCCAGTCGGAGAAGGAAGTTACAATTCTTATAATTTAACAGTACAGCAAGTTCATATAAAACCAGATTTAACTATTTCATTACAATTATTAAAATTTATTCATCCAATACTTAACTGGGATGATTTATCTGTAAATGTAGTTACTATTGAAACTGATGATTCCCCGGCAACTACTATTTACAAAACAATTACAGCAGGACCAGATGATGACACTGGACAAAATAAAGTAGATTCAAGAGTACGGATTGGGAATAACATTATTTTAGATGGAGAAAAAGGACTAATTACCATAGGGGAAGGATTAATTTCAAGAGTATGGTCTTTTCAAACAACAGAAAAAGAACCAAATTATTCAACGGCCATAGGACCATATACTGTTTTAGATGGAACAACACCACGAAAGGCGATTTTATTTTGTTCACAGAATTGGTTGTTTTACGCTCTTGATGTAGATACAGGTGAAGAAATATGGAGCCAGATAAATGATGGTGCTATGTATGGTAGAATGCAGGCAGTTGATTTAGAAGGCACTGGTGATTTAAAAATCTATGTTCCTTGCAACACTGGGCACATTAAGCGAGTAGACGCTGATGGTGAATATGATAGTGCTTTCACATTTTATAATGTGTATGATAGGGAAGGCAGTGGCACAGTTACTTCAGTAGGAGCAGGATATATTATAGATAGTAGCCAAGCTTGGCATGATAATGCTTTTATAAGAATTTCAAATCCTACAACGCAAGCTGAGGCAGATACAAATGCTGAAGTTTCTTTTACATCAGGCGTGGCAAATGGCAGTAGTGCCAGAATTAGTTTGATTTCCTCAGGGAATAAGTTAGATTTATATGGAGGGGTTCCCGCTGGAGTAGCACCGGGTGATACATTTATAATAAACCCAGCCTATGTATCAGATAAAATATTTATGCACGCAGGCCAATTGATAAAAGAAGGAAGCATTTGGTATTTATATGCTACAAGTCAGGATTCTCATATTTATAAAATTAATGCTCATACAGGGACATTAATATGGAAGTATGCGGGACTAGAGGCAACAGAGGCATGTCCTTGGATCGGAGATTTATTTCAGGATAGTGGTCAGTATGTGCTATGGGGTTGTTATGATAAACATTTAAGATGCCATAATGCTACTACAGGTGCAGTTATTTGGGATGTTGAATTAGATGGATTATTGGACGGAACCCCGCAGGTTGCACCAACAGGGACTGGAGGGAAATATGAAATTTATCAAGCAAGTCGATCTGGAAAAATATTTAAATTAGATAGAGATGATGGTTCAATATTAGCGGAATCAGGCAGGCCACAATATTGGCAAGATGTAGCCAGTACAACAAGGCCATTGAAAAGAAGTGATAATTCTTGGATGGTATATATCGGTGGAAGACGAGGTGATTTCGGAGCCTATGATTGTACTGATATGTACCCTATATGGAAGAAAAATGTAACACCAGATAATATAAATAGTTCAGCAGTTTTTCATGATGTTGCAGGATACGGAAATCTTGATATAATAATTGCCGATATGACTGGAACAATACATATCTTTCATGAAGATGGTATGAAAATATGTGAGGTATACGGTAAGGGAGCTATTGAGGGCATGCCCTTAATAGCTGATATTGATGATGATGGCAAGGTTGAAATGGTTGTAACAACTTGCGATGGATGGGTGCATTGTTTTAGATTTACAAATGGAACTGATAACGGAGTTAATGGCGAGTGTCCTGATGTAATTACTATGCCTTTACCTCCTGATGTCTAAATAATAAATAAATGAAAAGGATTTACAGAATGGAAAATACACATTGTCCAACTCCTGATTGTCATAATAGAATATTGGAAGCTGTTAAGGGATTAAAAGAGGAATTAGATATACAAGAAGAAATATTAAGGGGGATAGATGGTAGAGGAGGATTAGTAAAGGATAATGAAGATATTAAAAATGAAATTTTTGATAACGAGGGTAAATCAAAGATGAGTTGTTATATTAAAAAAGTACCTACAAAGGTATGGGTACCTCTTCTTATTTTTTCAATAGGCATACTAGGAACAACAATTTATAATGCAGCTGCATCAGCAAGTAAGCAAGAATTAACTAAATTAGATGGACAAGTACAATTAATAAATAAAGATGTGAATGACATTAAAGAATCACAAAGTAATTTAATACTTGAGATGCATAATTTTAAAAAAGATATTAAAGAAGAATTAAAAAATCAAAGAGATGGCTTTGATAAAAAACAAGAATTTTATTTTAATAATATAAAACAGTTAATGGAAACATATCATCAGAAAAACAAATAGGAGGAAATATGAAAAAGTTTTTTTTAGTTATTTTATTAACATTATTTTTTAGTAGTTATTCTTTTGGTGCAGCATCTATAGAATCCTCAGTAAGTAAAAAAAGTAATTCTATGGTAACATATGCTTTTATAATTACAGGAGGAAGTGATGGTGCAGTTATTACTTCCTCAACAGGAAACCCAATAACTCTTGATCCAATGGTGGTAATGAATGTAGATTTTATTCCTGATATAGGAGATACACAACCGAGTGATGAATATAATGTTTATTTAGTAGATGCAGCAGGTAAAGATAAGATAATGAATGTGGGGGTTGATGCCCCTCAAGCAAGAACAGATAAGGATAATACAAGAACACCCGTAACTACAGATGGTGGATTGATTTATTTAAAAGGAACTTATTACATAACAGCTACTGATATGGGAGCAGATAATAAAACAGTAATGATTATAACAGGTAGAAAAACTACGGAGTAATAATGAAAAAAATATTATTTTTTATTTTACTATTTTTATTATTTTCATTTTCAGTATCCGCTAAGTTTTTAGTAACAAGTGATGGAAAATACTTAGTAACAAGTGATGGTAAATACTTAGTAACAAGTGATCATACTGGTGGTGATCCTTCTGGAAATGTTAATAATATTTTACGAATACATATACAGCAATTGGAATTATTTTAATAAGGGAGGTATAATGAAATTTTATAAATATATATTTATTCTATTATTACTTTTATTTAGCAATAGTTTATTTGGACAGGTAACAACAATTGAAGTTGCAGATACAAATGGAGTTATAGCAACAGATAAAATAACAGGAACAACAATTGGTAAGGCAGTATTAAATTCAACTAATCCTGGGGCAATTACTTTTGGTCGAGCAAATGCTGATAATTCTTTTTCATGGTTATCAGATTCAGATTTTAGGACAGCAATAGGACTTGCAATAGGAACAAATGTTCTTGCTCTAAATGGCTCAGCAGCATCATTAACATCATTTCCTACTCTTAATCAGTCAACAACCGGTTCAGCAGCGAGTTTATCCATAAGCGGTAAAGTTGGTCTAATGTCTTTTACTGGTCTTGAAGGAACAAATAGGATAAAGACCGTCAGAGATGCAGCAGACACTATATTGGAACTTGGCGGGTCTTATACTCCTACAGGAACTTGGAACTGGTCATCTGTAACGTGGTCTAATGTGCCTACGTTAAACCAAAATACGACAGGAAATGCGGCAACAGCATCAGCTCTCTCTGCCAATCCTACTGATTGCTCCGAGGGTCAATTTGCCAATGCAATTGCAGCAAACGGAAATTTAACCTGTGCTACTCCTTCAGGTAGCGGTTTCTCCGTAACCGACATAACCGGCCAGACAGATGACACAACCCCAGATACAACTGCAACGGCTGTACTTGCTCAAGGTGGTAGTTTAATCGAAAGTACAATAGCACAGATTGGAACAGCAATAGGTGTAATCGACTGGACAGCGGATCAGGAGGCAACAAATATACACGCTGGCAATATCCCTGATTTAAGCGGGACGTATGTAGCTGTAACCGCCAATACAATAGATGCCATAGGCGATGCTGCTGCTGATGGAACGGTTAATTTTGCAGGATATAAAAACATATGGACAAGCACGCTTAATTCTGCTGGTGCTGTTCACACCTTTACAAATACCACTGCTGACCTAACCGCTGATGTGTCTTTTATGGACTTTAAGTATACAGATGATGGTGATGCAAATGGGTTTTTTCTAAGAGGCTATGATAATTCAGGCAATGATCTGAAATGGAGTATCAACGCTAATGGAGTAGGCAGTTTCTCAAGTATTACAGCTCCGGGGGGGATTTCTATCGCGGCTACTGCTGCTGGAGGACAGTATAATTTTAATTATGAAGCTACTGGCAATGGTTCAAATTATGGTGGATTTGGTGTGTATGGCAATTTAACACATAGTACAATATATGCTTATCCTCTTGATGCCCCTTTCCCTGGTGCGACATTATCATGTACTACTCCATCAGCTCAGGATTTTAGTGATACCAGTTCACAGTCAACCTCTGTTTGCACTTGGGTTTACAAAGATGCGCCACAAACTCCCATTTCTGGTGATGGTGACGTTTTCGATGATAACTGTACCGGAGCCTGTTTAAGGGGCGGAACATTTAGAACCACTGTTGACGGTTCCCCTCTTTTGCCAAATGCGTTTGATGGATTTTTGGTAACAATAACTGACGCAGGGGGAACCCCAACGATAGAACCCCTTGCTACAGGTACAGATGATACAATAATTTATAATGAAACATCATGTGGACAGGGCGTTAATTTAGTTGGTGATGGTACTACAGGGGGAATGGTAATATTACAGTATGGGGGAGCAGATACTATACTTGCTTATGGTAACGGCTTTGCATGTGGGAGTTAACTATGAAAAAGATATTAACGATATTTCTTATACTTCTCATTTCACAAGTCTGCTTTGCTGGCAGGCTTCAGGAAATGCAAAAGGCTGTTATTGCGGCTAAGAATGGGGCTGCTTCCTGTCCTGCTGATGGGTCTTATGACGACAGGAGCAATGATACAGCATCGACTTTTTATGGTCTTTCTCCTAATGCCGACTGGTATGCTGTAGGTAGTCATTATACACCGGCTGCTAATGTCGATATTTGTAAAATTGGGGTTAAGGTAACAAAAGATGCAGGAGATATATCAGGAGAGAATTACAGAGTTAAAATATATACATTATCAGGTACGAATGCCGATACATTACTTGGTACGTCCAATGAAATAACAGGGTCAAATGCTTGGTCTGCCGCATGGGTAAGATTCCCGTTCGCCTCTGCTGTTAGCCTAACAGCATCAACTGAATATTTAGTGGTTATAGAAAATGCAGGGGGATTAGAAACAACAAATACACTTAGCGTCCATTCCGAAGAGTCAATATCTTCTACCTTATTTTATATGTATACGTTCAACAATCTTGGGATTAGCGTAGGAGCATGGGCCAATAGAACAGTATCAATAGAGGTGTATTTTAATGATTAAAAAAATAATATTTTTATGTTGTCTCCTGATCTCAAGTCAATGTTTTGCTGCTACATATTACATGGCAAATAACCCTTGTTCGGGTAATTCAGGATGGGGGAATGGAAGTAATAGCAATGCAGGAACAAAGGCCGCTCCCTGGCTAACAATAGCTTATTCAGTTGATCAAATGTCTGGTGGAGACACCCTTATAATAGATGATGGTACATATATCGGAGCAAATAATGTTCTAAGTCCGTATTCTGGCAATGATCTTCCTGTGGGCACATCTGGAAACTATACTATTATGAAATCTGAAAATGATGGCAAAGTAATATTTGATGGTCAAAATACCAGATATATGTTTTATATTGTTAATTCAGGGGCGAGATATTGGCAGTTTGAAGGAATTATTTGGGCTAGAAATACTGAGTCAGATGTAGTTGTAAGAGATGCTTCTTATATTAAATTTTTACGTTGTGGAGCTTATGATGCTCCAAATGGAAATTACGTAAATTTTATGGCATCTAATGCATCATATATTTTATATGAGGGTTGTTATGCTTATGGAACAGGTCGTTATAAATTTTTAGCATATCATTCGAATTATATTATCTTTAGGAATTGCGTTGGCAGACCAGATGCTATAAATGCTGTAGGTGAACCTGCTGCTGTTTTTTCAATTTATAGTTCAACCTATATAAAAGTACAAAACTGTATTGCTATTGATGCAGATCAGACATCCTATTGGACTAATGTAGGAGATCGACAAGGCAGTTTTTTTGTGCCATGCACTGATGCTGTTGCCCAATATGTTGACTTTGATAATAGTATTGGATTGAATGTTAAATTAGGCGGTTTGCAAACAATGAGCAACACTGACTCTGCGAATGTAAATTTTAGAAATATGGTTATATGGGACAATACTGATGATAGTGCCGTATTGAATATGATTAGAGGAACCTACAATTTAATGCAAAATGTAACGATGGGATATTCTGATGTAAGCACTACAGCTGTATTTTATTGGGATGGTTCAAATGGTACAGCCAAAAATAATATATTTTATCATTTATTAAGCTCTTCAACCTTTTGGGGCGGAGCTGCTCCCTCTACGCAAGATTATAATGCTTACTATGAAAATTCAAACACAACAGGTAGAACAGGTGCACATGATTTAACAGCGGCCGATCCCATAACTTCAATCCCATATTTGGTTAAAGTGGAAGCGAGTTCCGCAATGGACGGAGCCGGCGAATCAGGCGCAGATATAGGCGCAAATATTCTTTATCTTATCGGCACGTCTGGAACACTTTATGGTGGAACAGGATATGCTACGGAAACAGCAATAAAGATGTGGCCCTTCCCGAATGAGGCTTTGATCCGTGAAAAAATGGCTGCTTATACCTGGGATGATGGGTCGGGCGGTGATCCTGAAATAACAGGAGCAAGGGGATTTGCTACCACAAGTTTAACCGGGTATATTTTGAATTACCTTGAACCTACAAATACAATAACCGTTACAAGCAATGTTACAAGTGTTGACGATGTAAACGAATATATTTATGGTGAATCAGGCGAGACTGATGAAGTTGATCCGATTGTTGCAATATCCGATTCAGACCCGAAAACTTTATCAAGCGGATACACAACTACACTTGGGTTTACAAGTTCTGATGCCAATGATATTGATGAATGTAAATGGCGTTCAGGGAGCGCACCGGATGAAACTCATGGCACAGCTTGTACCGGAACGACATCCGGAACGTGCAGTGTAACAGGGCTGGTACAGGGTAATAATGCTATATATGTCGGATGTGCTGACCCCACTAATAATTGGGGGAGTGATAGCATAACGGTAAATGCCCCTTCTTACAGGGCACAGGCGGGCGGAGCGTATAATGTGCGTTAATTAACCTTTAACAGGCAACAGTGGAGCAATAAATGAATTTTGAATGGTCAATACTTATAGGCATAATATCAGTAGTGTTCAGCGCGGGTGCAGCATGGGGAGTGGTAAAGGCTTCATTGAATAGTAATAAAGAAAGAATTAAGTCATTGGAGGATAGGATGGAAGCCTTGGGAAACTGTGATGATGTAGTGAGGAAATATCTTTTCGCAAATGATGGTATGACCGTTTATGTTCCGGCTACTTTTTGTGGTAAACAGCATGAAAAGCAAGAAGAGCAATTTAGTAAGCTCACTGAGAAAATGGATAAAATAATTGATATTTTAATGGAAAAGCATAATAAGTAAGAGTATAATATTCAAAACCAAATGAGGTCAATATGCAAGTCACAGCAGCCGATCAGGATAATGTTAGGAATGGGATACAGTGTCTTGAAGGAATCCTTCGTAAATGGTATAAGGCCGAAAAGATAGATCGCCATGAACTGGACGAAGCTAATAAAGAACTTAAACGTATAGACAAGGTGTGTAATGGAAATAGATGCGAAAAGCTTGATAGCTAAAAACGAAAATACCATATTGAAACTTTATGATGATAAGACTGGCAAGCCAATAAATTGGGACGCTATCCGCAAAGCTGGCTTATTACAAGGCAAAGTTACGATAGGAACCGGGCATAATATTGAAGATAATGGAATAATAGAAGAGCAGGCCGATATGCTTTTAGACTACGATATTGGAAAAGCCTATAATGACCTTAATAGAGTATTCGGAGATTTTGCTGATAGCACAGATAATATTTCCGATAACCGATACGCTGCCTTGACGGATATGATGTTTAATATGGGTAAGCCGACTTTTCTAAAATTTGAGAAAATGATCGCCGCCGTCAAACAGGGTGATTGGTCAAAGGCTGCTGACGAATTGAAGGATTCCGCATATTATAAGCAGGTTGGGAATCGCGCGAAGGCAAATGAGAACATTTTGAGGTATGACACTGACGAAACCCAATAGCAGCAAGGGTTCTGTGATAGGCTTGCAAAATGGTATCAAGAATCGTACTTTAAGGGGGAGGCAAGGGGTAAGTATGGACATGACTTATATAATAATGGATAAAGTACCGAAATTTACAAAAAATTCTTCTACGACTAATGAGGAATTGGAAATTATCAAAAAAACCGATACAAGTCTTAGAAAAATTGATAACAAACTTTTTAACGAGGTGACAAAATGAAAAGACTAAGCGTATTATTTATTTTACTGGCAATGTTTTGTTTAACTGGATGTTTATCAACCGGGATGCAGATTAAGGGCGATTCTGAACTATCAGCAGTGGCAGAGATAGCGGCAAGGCGCATAGGCTTCTTTGTGGCTCAGAACGAAAAGGCGAATATTGAGACCATTACCAAATATGTAGACCTGTTACTTACTCAGGATGATGACCAGTTGCAGGCAATGGCCCTTTATGGCCTTAGATACCTTTCCACAAAGTACACTGGCGATCCTTTGCTTGCTGATGATCTATTGACCGTTATGAGGCTTTTGGGTGTTGATTTAAGCTTGGATGAAATTGACCTGGATGGTGGGGACTTAAAGACCTTGAGAGTATTTGCGGAGGCTTTTAGGAAAGGGTTGAAGGTGTGATTATGAAAACATGGTTTAGAAAATTTTGGTGGGTACATGGGGAAAGGCATGTATATGGATTTTATTCTTTTGTTCTATCTTTAGGTTTTATTTATTTTGGTAAAAAATATAATATTTCAGAGTTTGTAGGAGCCGGTAGTACAATTCTTATAGGACTTGCAATGTATTGTTTTAATAAAGTACGAGGAAATGGTAAAGAGAGGCTAGAAGATAAAGATGGGAATAAAATATAGAAAAGGCTATAAATATCAACTTGTAGAAGATTATACTTGTCAGATAGGTATATATCCAGAAAAAGACATTGTGACTGAATATATAGAACTTACTGTAACGGGTAAGTTATTTATTAAACATGGTTACGCTTGGGATGGAACCAGTGGTCCTACAATAGATGGACCTACAAATATGCGGGGTTCACTTATTCATGATACAATTTATCAACTACTCAGGGAAGGATTACTAAAACCAGAATGGAGAAAACAAGCTGACTGTGAATTTGAAAAAGCATGTAAAGAAGATGGTATGTGTGATATAAGAAGATATATTGATTTGAAAGGTTTGAGATATTTTGCAGGATATGCTGCTGATCCCAGACATGATCGTAAAATATATGAAGCCCCTTTGCCATTTAATAAAATAGGAAATAAAAAATAAATGATATCCATAATAAAACAATTTTGGGAAAACAATCATACTGCTAAAAATAAATCAATATTATCAGGTTGTAAATATAATGAAACAATTGATTTTTTAAAGGTACAATCTTTTATTAAAAAAGGAAATAAGGTATTAGAAATAGGAGTAGGATTAGGATATGTAACACAGGGGTTTTATAATGATGGGTTATTAGTTAGTGCCTTAGATATTTCTGAAATTGCCTTATCTAATGTAAAAAAATATTGTGAAAAATTATTTTTAATAAAGGATATTGAAAGTATTCCAAAAGATTATTTCGATCTTATTATCTGTCATAATGTTATACAACATGTTCCAACTGATCTTCTTAAAAAAGAATTATTTTATTGTATTAGATCGTTAAAGGATAATGGAATTTTTGCTATGGAATTTATTTCAACATTTGAAAATATTAATGATACTTGGAATGAGAATTATAAACATTCTAAAAATTCTTTACCTAATTTTTATAGATCAATAGATTATATGGGAGGAATAATAAAGGAATGTGGTGGGAATTATGAAATGGTTGTAAATAATAAATGTAATATTGGAAAGACTAAAGGATGTCATATTTTTCATATAAAAAATAATTTAAATTGTTAAACTAAATAGGGAATAGATAATTTGTTTTATCTATTCCCTATTTTTTTATTTCCATTCTTTTTTAACTTCAAGATCAAATTGATCCTTTGAATAAAGATGAACTGTTCCATATTCAATACTAATAGGAACTGTTTCATTATTTATCGTTACAATTTTTGTCTTTATTATAGTCCCTCCTAAATACCTATCACATATTACTATTCCTAATAATGAATAAACAATTGCCATAATTAAAAGAAATATTCCTTGTTTATGTTTTAATATAAATCTGGATATATAATCAATTGAATCCATTTTAATTCTCCTTAAATATCTTTTTTATTATTTTACAAAATTGTGGTTGTTTATCACATAATTCAGGAGATATTCCTGAACAACCAATTTCTTTGCAGACCTCTTTGATTTCTTTTTTAATCTCATCCGATTTTTGACTAGGTATTAAATCTTCACTAAATAACATTGTACCATGAATATGTTTTCCTTCTTCTACTTGTCCAGAAGTTAAAGCAATCATTAACGCTGGTTGTCTCCTTACATATTTTCCACATTCAGTAATAAATCCTTGATCATCCCCTGATGGATATGGAGTTTCACATATTCCTTCATTAATCATTCTTAAACCTATCTCACAATGTTTATTTCCTTCATATATCTTTCCATTATATCTTATAGCTGCACATTTAATTCTCATATTACTAATTGATGACGGCATTTTTAATTCTCCTTATTTTAATATTTTTATTTGTGCTAAATCTTCTTCCTTTTGTGAAACGTAAAATACTCTATCTGCATACTTTAATATTGTTTTTAATTTTGTTCTTTCATCACTTATCATCACTATTTGAATGCCTAATTCCTTTGATATCTTTTGTACCATTTCTAATGCTTTTGAATTTGCTTTTCTTCCTTTTAATCCTGGAAATGGTTCATCAAGAAATAATATACCACGTATATTTTGTGTTCTTCTTAATATATTTAATATTGCATATCGTAAACTATTAGCTGCAATATTAACCATACCTCCACCAGCGGATAACATAGGATTATATAATTTACCATTCTTCTTTAATCTTAAAACACATTCAGTTCTTCCTGCCTTTGGTACCCATGTTAAGTTTAATGAATATGGATTATCAAAAACAATACTCATTGCTAAATAAACAATTTCAGATAAACTATATTGAAGTTCCTCTTGTGTTTGTTTTGCAATTTGTTGAATTATTATTTGAGCTTCTTCAACTTGTTTTCTTTTCTTTTCTAGTTTTCTTAATTTATTTTTTAGATCAATATATTCTTGTCGTAGATAATTACGATGACCAATGGATCTTTCTATTTTATTCTTTAATTCAGATAATATGCTCATATTTGATCTTCTATTTTTGATAATAGTTTATTTAATTCTTTTCTTTCCTTTTCTAATTCAGAGGATTCCTTTTTTATTCGTTTTTTTATCTTCTTTAAATCTGATTTACCTGTTTCCTTTTTTAATTCAGATTGAAGATATTCTATTTGACCAGTAATTTTATTAAGATTTTCCTCTTTTTTCTCTATTTTTCGTTTTATTGATAATAACCTATCAGAAATGCTCATTCTAAACCCCTTTTAATCCTGTTTTTAAGCTATCAAACTAAGCTCTAGCTGCGTTTTTATTTATAAAGGGTATGAATATCTGTTTTTATATAAACTACCCTTAAATTTTAAGTATTTTTATCATAAAAAATGTGTTCTCTTACTAAAATTAAGTGCTTTTTACCCTTTAATTTAATAAACTTTCTTATTGTATCATCAGTTCCACCAATTCTATCATATTTTGGTAGTGCAATTAAGTAATCAGAACATTCAGCAATATAAGTATTACGAACAAAACCTGCTGCCTTTGAATATTTATCCCATTTCGCAGGGAACCATAACATATTTACAGAATGATGATGCGATAACATATGAGCAAATTGATCTGCACCTGTTTCACACAAGCCAGAACATACAATCATCTCAGGATATTTCTTTAAAAATCTAAGAAATATTTTATGAACTCTTTTATACTCTTCAATATTACTTCTTTCTCTTGAACCAATAATACCAATTACCATTTTATTATTTATCATATTTTTAAAAATCCCATAATATCTTTTCTTTATTTATTTTTTTTAGGAATAATTATTCCATCTTGATTAAGTAAATCAACAATTTCACTTAACCAAAGTTTTAAATCTTCATGTCTGGTATCAAATTGTTTTTTGTTACCATAATACCACTTTCCTTCTACATATGTAAGATAACCAAGTAATTGTTCAAAATGAGTTTTTCTTAATCCTTCTATTCCTACTTCACTAATTACTGTTGCCATAAATTATCTCCTTTTACTGTGTATGTTTTCTTACAAGTTTTTTTACTGCTTTTTCATGCTTGCTTTTATTTAAATAATTTTCAATATTTCTTTTAAAACTAAGTACAACAGAATACTTCTTTTTATTTTTTAAGTTATCAATATAATTAATATATGATTGTATTCTTTTTTCTCTGTCATTATTTTCTAAAATATGTTCTGTATTAATAACATTATTTTCAATAGGAAGATAAACAGGACTGATAGTATTTTGTTTTGAATAATATAAATATATTTTAGGTTTATGATTTATCTGTTCTGTTGTTGTTCTCATAAATGAACCAGCATTAACTAATATTCTATTATCATCTCTAAATATAAATGATTGATGATTATCTCCACTTAGTATTGCATTGTAAGAAGGATATTTATGTAATAGATCAATTCCTGTTTGTGCTAGTTGTCCAGGCCATAAAGGTTTATTAATTACCATTCTATGAGTAACAAGAATATGTCTTTTAATTCCAATTCCAAAATTAGTTGAAATATAACCAGGTATTTTTTGCCCATAGCAACAAGGGATAATT